TATCCGGTGGCTGATGACGCCGACCTGTCTCCGGTGGCTGATGACGCCGAACTGTCTCCGGTGGCTGATGACGCCGAACTGTATCCGGTGGCTGATGACGCCGAACTGTATCCGGTGGCTGATGACGCCGACCTGTCTCCGGTGGCATGGCCCAGGCCTTCTGAAAAATGCTCGGCCCATTTCTTCTGGCCGTCCAAAATGAACATCAACGCAGAATTCCAATCACCGGAGTGCCGAAGTGTTGCTTCGCGGAATTTGCATTTGATTTTCTCTTCAAGATTTCCAACGATGTCTTTCGGCTGCGCTCCATACACCTGCCAAACAGCATTCCAGTCCGGCTCTTTACCCTCGCCAAGTCCAATGCCCCACGCCCAACCATGCAAGCCACCGCCACAGACTGAATTGGGATTCCAGTTCGGTTCAGTAACCTTCTCGCCTATGACGAGCGGATACTGGAAAGGCTTGCGCGCCGCGCCCGCATGAACGCCGCCAAATGATTGACCTTGCTGATCACAAAAACGAAGAATGAGGACCTCACCATCGGCGTTGGTCCATTGGTGAACTGGAGTTCTTGACGTTTCAGACATTGTTTTCTCCTTAAGGGTGAGCGGAAATAATTTCAGCCGGAATCTCTTAGGCGTTCAGCAGCGGCAATGCGCCTGCACGTTGACAGGCTTCAATGAAGCAAAGTGTTTCCCCGTCCACTACAAAACGTGTCGGGCTCTCGCGCTCAACGCAGACATCGTTTGTAAAGAGGACGCATTGACCAATCTCCAGTTCGTCGATGGAGTCAGCGATATCCAATTGATCTTGTCGTGACATGAATTCTCCTAAGCTGCGATTTGCTCACGGCGGGCGAGTTGGTCGCCGTGGATGATGGCCGCGCCGATGTGATAACAGACCCGCCCAAACCTGTGCGCCGGGCACTGTTCACCTGTTCTCAACTCAACACATTCGGCAAACAGGTCTCCGTCAACCAGTGCAAAGGTGACAATGTATTTGCCGTGTTCGCGGCTGCCGTCCTTCAGGGTGCGAGGAATAACGCGGAAGGTGTCCACCGAGAGCCGACTAACCCAAGGGCGCTCGGTCCGGGCCTTTTTGAAGGCCTTCGGAGCGCGTTCTTCGATGTTGGTAAGTTCGACCATTCTCTTGACTGTTCCGCTTTTGCGAGTCAGCCAGAGTATATGGTACGTCACGTACCATTGTCAACAGGGAAAATGAAATTAAGTTTTGCTGCGAAAATACTGAGATTTTAGGAGGGTAATTAGAACGGGAGCCTGGGTATCGAGGCTATCTGGACACGGTTTGCAGGTCCACAAGTGCTTTATCGTAAACGTCGCCTATCTTTATCGGTTGGATCTGTTTTATGGCGAATGCGCCTTCAGCTTCAGGGACAACAGAAACCCCACGGAACTTAACCCTCAGGCCACCTTCATCGACGTTCACTTTCAAATAGTAAGTTTGGCCAGACACCATCGCGAGCTCGATACCGCCCAGTTTCTTATCTCGGACATAGAAGGCATGTGTGCCAGGCTTAAGATGAAGGACGAAATACCGATTCTTACTAATTTCAGCGACTCGTGCCCCGTCCACATAGAATTTGCCGGAGAACCGCCAGGTAGTTGCGGAGTGATGAGGCATATAGACGAACACCGTGGCGCCGGCATCGTTGGATGTGGATTGAGCCAATGACGAGCCTGAGGTAATCGCAATGATAACAACCAACTTCAACAGAGTTCTCATTGTGTCAATCTCCGCTATTTCTTTTGTTGCCGACTATAGAGGAAACGCCAACAGGCGTTACAGATTGGCCCATACTTATCATGCCAGCCGTTGGCCTCGTGTGCGGTCGGTTGCCGGGAAGCGCAACGCAGGGCCCGCCAGCATTTCATACACACCAATTTCCCTTCAAACAGTACTGTGAGGCGATCATACTGCCAGTGATCATGCTTACAGAGTTCTTTTACAGCGACTAATCCGGTCGCTGAAATCGTGTACTCGCTGTCAAATTTTCCTCCTTGATAGCGAGGGTCATGCGTCAGTGCAATCATCTTTACCCAGCCAGCTTCCACTATCTTTCGGGCGGTGGTTGGGTGAAAATGGATTTCGCATTCGCGCGCATCAATGATAGTGGGCCAGGGCGCAGGCCATGAAGTGAAGAACAAACGCCCACCGGCCGCCAGAACGTGAAGCAACTTCATCTGAGGGGGAGTGGGAGACCGCGTTGGAGTGTCAGCGCTTATCTCAAGAAGTGGTTCTTGACTATCGTCATTGCCTCTTTTTCGTCTGCGGCGCACACCTGGCAAAACGTACCCCTCCCGTCCCTCGGCCCCTCGTATTCCCATCTGAACAGTTTGGAATAGTGCCCTTGGTCGTCAGTGATCTTGAGATTCAATCCAGCAGGTCTAATATGAAATGTGCGGCCATTGGAAAACCGGACGGTGAAACATGGCCGACCCTGACACGTTTCCTTCTGGCCGTAATCAACCGCCAATTCCTTATCCGACTTGCCATAACTATATGAGATTTCTAAGCGCCCATCCGTCTTTACCCAAAACGAAAAGTGTTCATAGGCGGAGGTTCCATAACGGCCGGTCGAATAGTTAGCCACTCGCTCACTGCTTTGAGCCGCGGGCACTCCCAACACGACCGAAGCGATTAAGAGCAAGACGAAAGATGCGAGCGCCGAATTACGCATAGTTATGGCCGGTGTCTAATGATTCCAACAACCACCCCTTGAATCTGCAGCCTCTCTGGTTGCACGTAAATCGCTTTCAATAGTTTATTCGCCGGCTGAAGCCTGATTCGCGTTTTCTCTTTGTAGAACTTCTTGACCGTAGCCTGCTCGCCATCGATGAGGGCTACGACCATGTCACCGTTCTTTGCCGTGTTCGTGGCATCACAGACTATCAGGGATCCGTCATGAATTCCTTCGTCTATCATGCTATCCCCTTGAGCGCGGAGAACAAACTGATTGCGACCCGGCCGAACAAAAGTATCCGGAACGTCAACTTTTTCATTCCGCGGGACAGCCTCGATCGGATGTCCAGCTGCAATTGCCCCTAACAAATCCATGCTCACCATCTTTGGAACCCTGTCCCCCAGAAATACGACATTTGTATCAACTCGACTGGTAATCAGACCGCGATTCATCAGCGCTTCAAGCGCGAGCTCACGCGCCTGCTCTGAAAATGTCCTGCTTTCCTGTTTAGCCAGCAGGTTAATAATCCGATGTTCCTCGTCTCCGAAGTAAACCGGAGCCTCACCTTCCTCGAGTTCGCCTGCCGACTTCGCGTACGACCGGAGCCAAACAAGCCCGAAATCATCATGCAGTTCCTGGGCGAGTCGAATCAGCGTCGTTTTGTCTGGTTTGGTTACTCCGGTTTCAGTGCGTGTGATTGAGGCGTGACTAACCCCGACCTTTTCCCCTAACTGCCGAATGCTCAGGTCGGCCTTCTCTCGGGCGCGCCGGATTCGCCAGCCGACTGTGTCGCGCTGCAAATCCTTAGGTTTAGGACCGCGTTTGGCGGGAGAAAGTTTTTCGCTTGACATTGGTACGTCACGTACCATATGCTTATAGGTGACTCGCAACGGCTGAACACGCAAAGGATTCACTATGCCACTTTCGGACAACGGCGACAAGCATGCCTTCATGGCCGGAGATGCGCCGTTAGCGCCCACTGAGATCAAGATTCTCCTGCTCGATAAAAACAAGACCATTGCCACGTTGGCGGCGCGCTGGAATACGACCTCGGCAGTGCTTTCTCGGATAGTCAATCGACGCGGACCTTATGTGTATATGCGTGAGCGGCGCTTGTTGGCGCGATATCTGGGAGTTGCTGTTCACCGCATTGGTCGTGAGCCGAATTGGGAGAGTCCGAAGTCGCGAGTTCGAGGTCGCGCGAGCCGGGTTGCGGCGGCTGCTTAATTCACTCTCAGGGGCACACCTTAATGAGGTAGACGCAAGGATTCAAGTATCGCTTTCACTGAAAATTGACTGAGTCTCATTCGTGCGGAAATGACGGAACCCCTAATGCAGTTAGCACCCGACAGTTCAGCGATTAAGTGTCTTTTGCGAGACCTTCTCGCTCACGGCGACCAGGTAAAGATGGCCAACATTCTGGGCGTCAATCCCGCTGATATTTCCCACCGTCTTGATCCGAACAGTGAGCGAAAGCTGAACTTAGCCGAAGGGTTAAGGGAAGCGTGGGCCTTGTGCGGAGCGAACGCCGACGCTGGGCGGCGCCTGCAGGCTTACCTCAACTCAATGTTTGTCGGCTGGCTGGGCGAACCGAGTCTATCTGGCCGGAAGCTATGCGCGGTCGCTGGCGACGTGGCGAGAGAGTTTGGTGAGTTCATGGACGCCCGCTTGAGGGATCTTCCCGCGGCGCAGCAGATGAAGGAAGCCGTTGAGGCGCGGGAAACGCTGGACCGATTCATTCACGGCCTGCAGTCCCAGCAAAACAGTTCGAACCTTGCGGAGTTCAAGCGATGATCCAATCACCGAACCACATTCAAATATCAACCTCCCTTCTCCGTCCCACAAATGGACTGTTTGACTGTGATTGTTGGGACTGCACGAAGCCCAAAGGATTAAAGCGAATTCTGAACGCGATTCTAAGAGTGATTTTCGGTTGAGCGTAAAGCAAAACCGGCCCACCTCCGCTACGAGGAATACTGGGCCGGTCTGAAACGACGAGAAGGATTCTCGATGTCGAGGTTTCTACCACGAATAACCCAATCGGCACAAGACCCTTCATCACGTTTCAGCATCGAGTTTGGTTTGCGGGGCGCTACCTCCGCATTGACGTAGAAACGAAACGACGAAAGGAAACGCATCATGCTTACAAACGCACAGCGCGAGGCGAGAAAGAAGTATCTCGGCTCGTCTGATCTCCCTCCAATACTTGGCTTGGATAGCTTCCGCACCGCCGGCGATGTCTGGATGGAAAAGACCGGCCGGCTCGTCAAAGACAGCAAGGAATCCGGCGTACAGAAGGTCGGCCATATTTTTGAGACCTCAGTGCTTGACTACTTCGAAGCCGAGCACGGCGTACAACTCAAACGCGACATCTTTCTGACCAACGATATCTTTTGCTCAAACCTCGACGGGTTGATCGATGGCACATCCCCTGAAATCGTTGAAGCCAAAACAACTGGCAAAGATGAGGATTGGGGACCGACCGGAACCGACGAGATTCCAGAGCGGGTTCTGATTCAGGTTCACGAGCAAATGTATGTTGTGAGTCACGCAACCGGCCGCGAATGCCGGATTGCCTGGGTGCCTGTCTTGCTCCCCGGTTTCCGTCACCTTGAAGTCCGCATTTATCAGATTCGTCGCAACGACGAACTGATGGAGAACGCCATCCGCATCGGTGATCAATTCTGGAAGAGTCACGTTCTCACTGATACCCCACCTGATGTTTTCAAGCCGTCGCTGGAAACGCTCAAGCGTGCACGACGGCAGCCGACCAAGACGGTCACCGTTGCGGATGAACTCGTTATTGATTGGGATGACGCGCGGCAAGCCCGACTGGCAGCGGAGAAAACTGAGAAGAGGGCGCTGGAGATGTTGCTGTCTCAAATGGATGACGCCGACTCAGCGCAATTCTCAAAGGGTCTCTTCACTTATTTGGAACAAAACCGAGCGGGTTACACGGTGGCGCCATGTTCGTTCCGTGTGCCGCGCATCCAGAAAGGCGGTGCGAAGTAATGACCGAGGAAAGAAACCTGCCGCAATCGGCAGCAACCCATTCAGTTGAAGATACAGCGCTTTCCACTACGCGAGAGTTTTCCACGGAACTCGCGCCCTCGGCGGCCGCCGCTGAAAAACAATATGAGATTCAGAGCGCAATCATCATCGCCAAACGGTTTCCTCGTGATGAGGATTTGGCCTTTCAGAAGCTGATGAAGGCCTGCGGGCGTTCGTCATTTGCTGAGGACGCTGAGTACGCATTCCCGCGCGGCGGTACCACCGTCAAAGGCCCGAGCGTGTTTCTCGCCAGGGAAGGCGCGCGCGTATGGACCAACATTCGTTACGGCCTGACTATCCTCCGTGATGACCAGCAATCGCGGCAAATTCAGGGTTGGGCTTGGGACGTCGAAACTAACACGAAGGTCACTGCGGAAGATGACTTTCAGAAGCTTATTTACCGCAAAGGCAAGGGCTGGATTACCCCGGATGAGCGGGACCTGCGAGAGCTCACCAATCGCCGCGGCGCCATTCTCATTCGCAACTGCGTGCTTCAGTTGCTGCCAAAAGACCTCGTTGAAGATGCGGTTGAGAAATGCCGCGAAACCCTGAGGTCAACTGCGGCAAAAGATCCGGATGAAGCGCGGAAGAAAATCATTCTTGCTTTCTCGGAACTGAATATCACGCCTGAGATGTTGGCCGTGTACCTGGGCCATCCGATCGGCCAATCAAGTCCGGCTGAGATAGCGGATTTGCGCGGAATCTATAAGTCCATCTCCGACGGTAACAGCAAGTGGTCTGAATATGTCGCTGAAGAGGCAAAGACCAATGGGGATGCAAACGGTGGCACTAACGGAGCGAACGGCGGTCAAAGCAAAACCGAACGGCTGGCTGAGCAATTGAAAAACCAGCAGGGTAACACCGCCGCTAGTTCTGAGACTTCGGCTAATGCGACACCTGCAGCTGATGACTCAGCATCGGCGCCGGCGGGCGCGGGCGCTACTCCGTCACTTCCCCTCGAACCAAGCGAGCCGATTGTTCTTGACGGCGTAACCTTCCCGGCAAACCTCCGATGCACAAGCCTGGCTGATAAAGCTTCGCTGGATCAACACACGTTGATGACAGACGAATGTGAGCGCATTGGTGTGAAGCTCAGTGCCGAACTCAAGAAATATCTGAAGGTCGATTTCGACGACCTGAACAAAGACGCAGCGCAGGCCTTTATCGAATTCCTTAAAGGCCGCAAGAGCAAAGGCGCGAAGTAGTTCTTTCAAGCTTGGATACGTGTCCATTGATAGCAAGGAAGTGCACGAGGGCTTCCCGCGTGTCCATCAAGTGGTTGCTGGGGTGAGGACAGTAGCCACGATGCGCGGGCGATATCTGGAGTCTCTGAATCTTTAAGGAGTCTCACGCAGATTCGCCCGCGCTTTAACAGATTGGAATAGCGACACCTGCTCAGTGGTGAAACGTTCCCGGTAATGACGTTCCCTATGGACTTGGGCGCTGGCGGCAGACGCCGTTAACAACCGGGCCTTAACTTTCAACTCCAGGGCTTACTTAAAACAAAGTGCGGAACAGAGTGATTAGAGAAGGCTTCTTCCGAAACTACGAACTAGCGCAGCTATCTCCATTGACCCGGATTTTGTTTCAAGGTCTCTGGTGTTTAGCCGACAAGAACGGTCGTCTTTGGGATCGCCCCCAACAAATCAAAGCTGAATGCCTTCCATATGACGATTGTGATATTGAAAAGATGCTCACTGAGCTTACTGATGCTGGGTTCATTCAGCGATATGAAGTCGGTGGCAAGCGTTGTATTCAGGTTGTCAACTTTGAAAAACATCAGATTCTAACTACTTGGGAAAAAAACACTTCGACTGATATTCCCGCTCCACGAGGGTTTCGCCGCTCGTCAAAACCAGATCAAAACGGTTTTGAAGTAGATCAGAAGTCAGTCAGAAGTAGATCTGCCTTAAATAATAATGATCAGAACAGTAATGATCAGAATGGATCAGATCATAATAGTGATGACGACCTTCCATTTGTTGGCGCTGAATTCAGAACGGCTTTAAGTGAGTACGAACGGCACCGAAAAGAGAAGCGCTCGCCGCTCACACCTACAGCTAAGAAACGCCTTTACAAGAAACTAAAAGATTGGGGCGAGGCGAAGGCTACTGCCGCGCTCGTGAATTCCGTTGAGAACGGATGGACCGGTGTGTTTGAACCGAATGGCAACGGTACTCAGGGCGCGACCAAAGTCGACCGGAACGTCCAGCGTGTTCAAAACGTCGCAGCTGAATTCGAAGCGGAGGAACGTGCAAGTCGAACCGAACAAAACTGAAATAACAAAACTCGTCGGAGTTCTGTTCGCTTCATTCCCTACGGTCGAAGTCTCCGAAGTGACGATCAAGATTTACGTCCGGATGCTGAGTGATATTCCGCTGGAAGTTTTGAAGGCAACGATTGAGCAGTGCCTGGCTGAGTCCGAATTCCTGCCGACGATCGCAAAGCTGCGTGATAAGGCGCTTTCGCTCGTGTCAGCCGTTTCGAATATGCCGACTGCGTTTGAGGCGTGGGGAATTGTGGTTCAGGCGATGGGGGCAATTGGTTCTTACGGCGTGCCTGATTTTGGAAATGAAATCATTCAGCGAGCGGTGGACGCAATTGGTTGGAAGTCGCTCTGCATGTCTGAAAACCAAGTGGCTGATCGAGCGCATTTCGCGAAGGTCTATGACGCTCTCTTAAACCGAGCGGTTCAAGATCAGAAGTTGATGCCGGCGGCAAGACAGTTGAGGGCCGGTATCCCGTTGGCGGCGCAGATAACCGAGGGCTTTCGTTGAAACAGATGCGCGACATTCTGTTTGGGGATGACGAGGACTTGCGGAATGCGAGTGCTAAGAGAATCGCTGAACAGAGTTTCCCTAATGGTGCCGAAATGAAATGCGTGTCATGCGGCCGTTCTGAGCCTGTGAAAGCTGAACAGATTGCCGATTATCTGCTGAACGGCATGCCCCAGTGCTGTGAAATCCGAATGACTCTCGAAGCGAACTTTGTATGGGCGTAGCGCAAACACAAAAGGACAATCGCCATGCGTACCTGGCCTTCCTTGAGGGGAAGATTAAGGGTGCGAGCGAACGGCCGTCTGCGCTCGGGAACGACCTTGAAGTTCATCCGTCGACCAAGCCTCATCAGCGAGATGTGATTGCCTGGGCCCTGCGTGAGGAACGCGCCTTGTTAGCACTTTCGTTCGGACTGGGTAAGACGCAAATCGAAACCGAGATAGCGCGCATTCTGACAACCGCAAATCCTGATTCCAAGTTTCTTGTCGTCGCTCCGCTGGGAGTGCGCCATCAGTTCATTGATGAAGATGGACCGCGCCTCGGCGTCCGTTGGAAGTACGTTTACAGCGATGAAACGCTCGCCGCTGCTGATACTCCGTTTGTCATCACGAACTATGAACGCTTGCGCGACGGCGGCATTACGCCGGCGAAACATAACTTGATTGGCGTGAGCCTGGATGAGGGCAGCGTGCTCCGGAGTTTCGGTTCTAAGACCACACAAGTATTCCGTTCGCTGTTCACGCAGGTTCCTTATCGGTTCGTCGCCACGGCCACGCCTTGCCCGAATAGTTACAAGGAAATCATTTACTACGCTGACTTCCTCGGCGTGATGGATAGCGGCCAGGCGTTAACGCGTTGGTTCAAACGCAATACCGCACAGGCCGGCGACCTGCAGATTCATCCTCAGCATGAAGCGGACTTCTGGTTATGGGTGAGCACCTGGGCGCTGTTCCTCTACAGCCCGGCCGACATGGGTTATGACGCCACCGGTTATGAATTGCCGGAACTGAATGTGCACTGGCATCGGGTACCTGTTGATCACACTCGAGCATTCAAGCACGTTGACAACTTCGGCCAGCGCAAACTTCTAATCAGCGCGGTCAAGGGTGTCAGTCAATCGGCGCGCGAGAAGCGAGCAACCTTGCCGTCGCGAGTGGCGAAGGCAAAGGAAATCATTGAGGCGGCGCCGGATAAGAATTGGTTGCTGTGGCACACGCTGGAAGATGAACGGCGGGCGATTGAAAAAGATATTCCTGACTCGTTGTCTGTCTACGGCTCAATGGACCTTGAGCTTCGCGAGCAGCGGGTAATTGACTTCGCGCGGGGGAAGATCTCGAGGTTGGCCACCAAGCCGGAACTGAGCGGAAGCGGCTGCAATTTCCAATATCACTGTCACTCAAACATCTTCGTCGGCACTGACTACCGGTTTGAAGATTTCATTCAGGCGATTCACCGGACACAGCGTTTCCAACAACAGCATCCGGTCGATGTCCATATCATCTATGCCGAAAGCGAACAGCCGATCGCGGATGTCTTGCGCCAGAAGTGGGAGCAGCATGACCAGCTCGTCAAACGGATGCGCGGAATCATCCGGCAATACGGCCTGGACCATAGCCTGGTCAACGAAGAACTGAAGCGAAAGATTGGCGTTGAACGCGTTCAGGTCTCCGGCGAACGGTTCCGCGCCATCAACAACGACTGTGTTTTGGAGATGGCCAACATCGCTGATGATTCAGTTGGCCTGATTCACACTTCAATCCCGTTTTCTGACCATTACGAATACACCACGAACTATGAAGATTTCGGACACAACGACGGTAATGACGGATTCTTCGCGCAGATGGATTTCCTCATTCCTGAGTTGCTCCGTGTTTTGAAGCCTGGCCGCGTTGCCGCAATCCACGTCAAGGACCGGATTCTTTACAGCCATCAGACCAAATCCGGATTGATGGAAGTTGATGAGTTCAGCGACCTCACTGTGGCCGCTTTCAAGAAACATGGGTTCCTCTACGAGGGCCGGCGCACGATTACCACCGACGTCGTTCGTGAAAACAGTTCAACGTATCGGCTGGGCTGGACGGAGATGACGAAGGACGCCAGCAAGATGGGTTGCGGCCTGCCTGAATACCTTCTTCTGTTTCGCAAAGCACCAACATTGATGACAACCGCCCGGGCCGATGAACCCGTCACGCGCGAGAAGTCGGAATACAGCCGCGCTCGTTGGCAGATTGATGCGCATGCCTTCTGGCGCAGCAACGGGAACGTCGCAGTTCCCTCAACGCCAGAGGCGCAGGTTCAGTTCCTTCTCAACCTGCTGCGGGCCAAACAGGATTACGACTTCGAAGCCCACGTCGCGCGGCTTGAGGATTTGGAGCAACGCGGAATGCTGCCGGCGTCATTCTTCTATGAGCCGCCCGAAACAAATAACACTTGGGTTTGGGATGACGTGAACATGATGCGCGGTTTGAATTCTTCACAGAGCCGGCGCGAACAGGTCAACCATACCTGCCCGCTTCCGTTCGATATCGTTGAACGGACCATCAACCTCTATTCGAACCGCGGCGATATTGTTCTGGATTGCTTTGCGGGAATCTTCACGGTTCCGTACTGCGCGATTAGGGCTGGCCGGTTCGGTATCGGAATAGAACTTGGCGATCGTTACTTCCAAGACGGCGCGCGCTATTGCTCTGAGGCTGAGACCGAAGCGACGGCACCGACTTTGTTTGACCTGATGGATGAAAAACCATTGACGCAGGAGGCGGTAGCTTAATGCCACCAGGAATCAATGACCATACGCAGCGTATCTGCGTCAGTACTCCGTTCTGCAACTGCGTTGGGCATCTGAACCCGTGGGACGAATGCTGCTGCATGGCAGGACCTGAACGCGAGACGTGCGTAGCGTGCGGTTCGCAACTTGTCCTAATCAATCTCGAAACCGGCGAAAGAGTTCAAGAGGTGGCGGGTGCCTAATGACCAGCCTTCACTCTTCGATTCGTGCGCGACTGATTACGTGCAGCGATGTTTGGAAATGGGCGCGCGAATCGTCACTGGAAAAGCAGTCGGGATGATCTTGTGCCCAGGGTGTAACTCGGAAAAGCAGTTAACTCCGATTTGGAGTGGGAAAGGTATCAGCGGCCACAAGTGCGGCTGCGGCAATGAATTCACGACCGAACAATCTTTGATTTTGACGTTCAATTAACGAAGGAGACTTTATGGCATACGCGGAAGAAGCGATTCAGGAAGATATGGCCGCAACGGGTCATCTGCAAAACAACAGACAGTCTGTCCTTCAGGACTGGGTAATGCAGCTGCCCTTGCGCGAGCAGGGTACGCTACTAACAGCGGTTCGGGGCTGTGACGACGAGCCGAAAACTTGGGTTAGCCGTGGCGTTGCTTATTCCCCGGGCCGTCGATTAACAGCGTTCATTCGCTGGTGTTTTATGAATCCCGCCGATCCTCGCGAAGTAGATCGCGAAGAAGGCGCGTTCTTCCAGTCCAATCCTCCCGATCCGTTCAAGCCCTCAGCGTTCGGTCACTTACCGCAGCATTGGTACTCCCATGCGATGCACTCCCTTGAGGTCATCGGCTATCGGCATCCCGATGCTTCGGTTAGAAACAACGCGACCTATCTGTATCAGAGCATGGTGCACAACTTGCACCTTCGGCATGAAACGTTTGACGACTTCGAAAAGCGCTTGAGCGAAGATCGTATTGCGTCCGGAACAGTAGTCTCATAACCGAGCGGAGCCACAAACGAAGGAGATTCAATGGAATACGCCGTCGCTGACGAGCCAAAGAGAATTGGCCAACTACTGATCAAAGATCATCACCCGCATCTGCATGGGATGAGCGTCGTCTATCTCTTTCAGAACAAGCGCGACAAAAAGACAGGGCAACCTGTGATGCCGAAGCGCAAAGGCAAAGACCTGTACGGCCAGGCAAAGCTGGTCACTGGCCTGAATGCTTTTCTCGCTTCCGGTGATACGCAAACCGATGGAGATGAGATTGAGCCGTTCTTCGTGATTCTGATTACCAAGATGTCCTGGGATCGGATGGAAGAAAAGCACAAGACCGCGCTGGTGGATCACGAGCTCATGCACTGCGACTTCGACACCGAAAGCGGCCGGCCGTCGTTGAGGGACCATGACGTCACTGAGTTCCATGAAATTGTGAAGCGTTACGGCGCGTGGACTTACGACCTTGAGATGTTCTTCAAGGCAGCGAAGCAAATTCCATTGCCGCTCGACACCGACCCTCTGGCAGCTGCGCCGAAAGTCGTAAAGGCCAATGGCAAAGGGAACGGTAAGGATGCACCCGTGCTCACGATTCACCCGGACAAGAAATGCTCGAAGTGTAAAAAGGACGGGGCCACCGATGACGGACTGTGCATGAAGTGCGGCGGCGGCAAGAAAGCGATTGAAACAGCGGTTGCAGGCGGTCTTACTGAAATGAAAAACGAGGTTGCCCGTCGACGAGGCGGGGCGCGGGCCGGGAAGTAAATGAACATCGATCCCCGCATCATCTTCGTCTTGCTATTCAGCGCGAAGTGTCACCGCTGCAAGGTCAGGCTATCGGTTTTGGAGTTCAACTCGAATGGAAACTGCAAACTGTGCGAACGAAAGCGGCAGAAAGCCATCTACCGAAACAAGTGCGATGCGCAACGTCATTTGCCAAAACCGGAGCGGCGCCCACGCGATTTGTTCGACGAGCGCCAACTTGAATTGTTCATGGATGAAATCAGGCTGAGGCGCGAGGCGGGCGAGATGATCACGCGGAAGCGGATCAGTGAGATTGCGCAGGAAGTTTTGTTGAGGGCGGCATAACCGACATTGAGAGACATTTTTAACGATGAAGCAAATCAACCGTTACCGCTAACGCGTTGCGGCAAACGCTCGAAGTAATCGCTTCGGGTCTGGGAGTTCTTAAACCTGAGGGGCGAATTAGCTACTCGCCCTTCAGCCACAAACTCAAAGGAGATTTACAAATGTCTGAAGCGGCGGCGAGCACGAACGGCAAGCCTGAGAACTTTGACCAGTGGTGCGTGATTGATTTGTTCGGCCATCAGCGCACGGCTGGCCATGTCACGGAAGCGACTATCGGCGGGTGCGCTTTCATTCGGATTGATGTTCCTGAGGGCGAAGGCTATCGCACTGAGTATTACGGGAACGGCGCAATCTATTCCATGCGCCCGGTCACTGAGGCGATAGCGCGAGCTTATGCGCAACGGGCAGCAGCGCCAATCAGCGCTTGGGACTTGCAGCGACTTGGTTTGAATCCGGCGCCGGTAGCGAGTGAGGTGGCTGATGACGACATCCCTTACTGAACACGAATGCCCGAACTGTTACGAAGGCTGCAACTGCGAAGGCGAGAAGTGTGCGCACTGCTTGCCGAAGTTTCGCGAGGATGACAAGTAATGCAGGAAACACCTATCGGCTGGACAGATTTCTCCACGAACTTGCTGAGGTATCGGGACGCTGAGGGCAACGTGGTTCATGCCTGCGTTCGCATTTCGGATGGATGTCGATTCTGTTACGCCTGCGCCCTGGCGGGGCGCTGGGGGAGAAAAGGCAAAGACTTCACTGCGGAGAACATGAAATCTCTGACGCCTTTCTTCGATGAACAGGAAGCGGCCAAGGTTTTGAAGTCGCGGAAGATCAGGGGTCAAAAAGTTTTTATTGACGACATGACCGACCTGTTTGGCGACTGGGTTCCTGATGAAATTATCGATCAGCACTTCGCGATCTTTGCGCTCCGGCCAGACGTGACCTTCCAGGTCTTGACTAAGCGAGCTCAGCGGATGCGCGAGTACTTTAGTGCCGACTGGCATCGCAGAGTTGCGGCATTACTGATGGAGAATCGCGCACAAATCTCAAATGATTATGAGCAACAAGTCGCACAAGGACGAGCGTTTGGAAGCCTCACATGTGGCCCTCACGAGTCGAGGTTTCTAGCCAACGTCCACTTGGGTGTGTCGGTTGAAGATCAAAAGACGGTTGATATTCGTCTCCCGTTCCTGCTTGAAATTCCTGCCGCGGTTAGGTGGGTTAGTGTGGAGCCACTGCTTGGTGATGTGGAATTTGGCGATCCGCCACCGAATCTTGACCGACCGAGTTACTTCTACGGCTATAAAAACTTCCGGCCAACTGACAAACACGACATCGACGGAATTGTGATAGGCGGCGAGTCCGGTTCGGGACATCGACAGATGCCGCTTGAATCGGCATTGAAACTTGCTCGCTACGCGCACAAGGCTGGAGTCTCCGTTTATTTCAAACAAGACAGTGGCCCACGACCGGGAATGCAGGGCCGTGTTCCTGATGACGTGTGGGCGATGAAGGAATGGCCGGAAGCAAAGGCGGTGACGGTTTGAGCGCAACAGCAGTTGAAGTGACAGAGCGGCCTATTTTGTTTTCCGCGCCGATGGTGCGAGCGATTCTTGACGGGCGAAAGACTCAGACGCGCCGCGTTATCAAGGATGGGCCGAAGGGAGACTATTGGAGCAAGCCTTCGTGTTCAGGTTATCCCGGCGATCCCTGGTACGTGACCGCGAATCTCACGCCGCCATCCACTCACGTTTTCAAGACGTGTCCTTATGGCAAAGCTGGTGACCGCCTTTGGGTGCGCGAGACGTGGACGCCATCGGTCGAAGAGGATGGGCAGACCGTAGTTAAGACTGAGCCGCCACTTTATCGCGCAGGCAATCCAGTATTCGCAGAAGGCGGTCCCGAGGACTGGCGATGGACTCCCTCTATCTTCATGCCGCGCTGGGCCTCGCGCATCACGTTAGAAATCACAGACGTTCGCGTTGAGCGATTGCAGGAGATAAGCGTTACCGATATTCGTAGTGAAGGAATTAGTTGCCCTGAACACGATTTCGATAGCGGCTTCTGTTCCAGCGAGTGCGCGGCATTGCGTCGGGCGTGGTCAATGGGCTGGGACAAGATCAACGGTAAGCGCAAAGGCTGCGACTGGAATTCAAATCCCTGGGTCTGGGTGATCGAATTCAAAAAGCTATGAGCGAACTAACACAACCGCGCTGGGCCGTAGTCGGTCACGACACTGTAGAAGCTGAACACCTGACTTACGGTGAAGCTTTCAATCGTGCCCGAGACTTGAGAGAAGAAAAGAAAACGAGCTTCACGGTTGTGGCTCAGGAAGTAGCGGATCGGATGCGGAAGCCGGAGGGCGAGTAATGGAAGTCGCAATATCAAAAGACAAAGGAATCAAAGACCCGATCATTATCGACCCACCGGATACGACACCGGAGGACGGGTGGAAATGGTGCCGTGACTATGTTGAGCATTGCGGCGGTCTTTCATATCCCGACGGTGAGCCAAACATGCGAGCGGCGGCGGGCGCCGATCCCGGCTGCTGTTCGTGCCCAAATTGCCATCAATACTTTTGGGCGTTCGGGCGAATCATTCAATGCACTGAATGCGGCTTTCAGTTTCCGACCGATTGGTGGCCGATGTACTCCTACGGTGTTGGGGATTATCAAACGTTGCATGGCAACCGCCTGATGGATGCCGAGATAAAGCAGCGAATTATCCATGGCATAAACGAGCGGATGGCAGAACGAATGAAGCATCCCTATTACCGCTATGGCTTTGAACATCCGCCGGTCGGAAGCGCTTGGGAAGAACACGACAAACTGCCGTGGAAAGAAATCATGGCAAACGCATGAGCGCCACTCAACCCACTTGCCCGAACTGCGGTAGCTCAATCGCCGCGAACGTGCCGAACACGGCGCGCCAGGCCGAAGTGTTGAACTACGTGATTGATTTTGAGCGACGCCGCGGTTCGCGCCCGAGCTATTCACAGATTGCCCGGCATCTGCAGATCAAGAGCAAGGCAACGGTGTGCAAACACATTCGGTCGCTGCGGAAACAAGGATTCTTAAAAGATGTTGAGGTCGAGGAACCGAAAACTACCGATTGGGAACAGTGAGCGCAGTTCAACCAAATTTGCTGTCAGGCATCCCGCCACTTCCATCGCGGAAGGTTCCCTGCTGCGAAAAGTGCGGTCAGAAGTTGCCACGGAATCATAAGCACGTTCTCTCGAAAGGAATGGTCAGCGGCCTTTGGAAGCTTTACCACGCACGCCAGCCAATGCGCTTAGGTGAACTCGGATTGTTAACAGCTGAGTTCACGAACTTTCAGAAGTTGAGATATTTCGGCCTGGCCCACTCAGCCAAAGGTGTTTGGAGTTTGACTGACCTTGGCTTTTGGTTCCTCGGAAACCGCCAGGCTGTCCCGCATCACGTTTTCACGCGAGCGGGGAACGTGGTCGATAAGAGTGATGACGTGGTGATGATCAGGGACGTGGATACCGGATGGTGGTGGAAAATTGATTATGCGAATGCGGCAAGGGCGGTGAACGGATGCTAACGATAACTGCGACTCAATTACTGGCACACGCAATTGGTGACTATCTGCTGCAATCGCACTGGATGGCGACCGAGAAAACCAAACGGTCGATCGCGGCGCTCGTGCACGTAACCTTTTACGCTGTTCCCTTCCTTCTGTTGTTTCGCGGAATGTCATGGACCGCGCTGTTTGTCATTGTGTCCACCCATTTTGTGATCGACCGCTGGCGTCTGGCTCGGTTCGTGTGTTGGGGAAAGAACTTCCTTAACCCTACGGTCTCAAATCTGTCCTGGCGTGAGTGTGCGGCAACGGGCTTTAGTCCGGACACTCCGGTGTGGCTGGCGACGTGGCTCCTGATCTTCGTCGATAACATCATACACGTCATCATCAATGGAATTGCTCTGAAGTATTTGTGATGCAACTTTCTGAAATCGCAAATTTGATGCGGAGTCATCGGTTCGTGTTTCGCGCCGAGCTTGAGCTTCAGGATGGAATTGAGCAAGTACTGACGGCTGAGGGGATAGAGTTTGAGCGCGAGGTGTCACTGGCGAAGGGAGATAAGGTGGACTTCCTAATTGAAGGATCCATTGGGCTGGAAGTGAAAGTAGCCGGCGGTCTCTCCGGTGTTACTCGGCAACTCCATCGCTATGCGCAATCGGATCGCATTGCCTCACTACTTCTGGTTACAACGCGCCTGGCTTTTCATACGAACCTTCCAGGTGAATTGCACGGCAAGCCATTGGAGGTCGCGACTCTAATTAACAGTGTTCTATGACCTACGGTGAAGTGAAATATAGGCGCTCTGAATGGACTGTCGTGTGCGAGCCGCACGTTGCCCTTCGTCTGAAAAGAGTGTTTGCGCGATTGAGCAAAGCGAGTTACGGCAAACATACATTTGTCGATACGCCGGAATTCTGCCGTGACCTCCAATGGTTCATGGAAAGGTTCCCGCTAAAGATCAGTGACTCGGATAAGCAACATCTTGACCGTCGTGCGGACGAATATCGTGAGCAGTGTTCTTTGGTCGATCGGCTTCTCTCCGGCCTGATTACTCCGGAGGAATTTACGCTCGCGGAACCGGCCCGCGAGTATCAGCGCATTGCGGCTCATTTGGCGTTGAGTTCGGGCGGATTGCTATTGGCTGATGACGTAGGCCTTGGAAAGACCGTCAGCGCAATTGCAATGCTTACCGATCCACGGACCCGCCCGGCCCTCGTGGTGACTCTCACGCATCTACCGAAACAATGGGCTGGAGAATTGTCCCGTTTTGCGCCCGCTCTCCGTTATCACATCTTGCGGACCGGCAAGCCTTACGACCTAACGAAACTGCGCCGAAATAGACACCCACAGCAGGACCAACTGCCCGGAGTAATAACGAGCCCCTTTCCTGATGTCATCATCACGAACTATCACAAGCTTTCAGGCTGGGCCGAGACATTGGCACCTATCGTCAAGAGCATCGTGTTCGATGAATGCCAGGAATTGCGTACTGGCCACAGCAGTCAGAAATATGCCGCTGCCGAACACATCGCGCACAGATGTCAGTTTCGAGCCGGATTATCCGCGACTCCGATTTACAACCAAGGCAGCGAAATCTGGAACGTGATGAACGCTATCCGTCCGCATGCGCTCGGGTCACGCAGCGAGTTTGTGCGGGAGTGGTGTCATGACAGTTCAGGTGACCGCCCTTCGATTTCAAATCCCAAAGCGTTTGGTTCCTACATGCGCGACAGTGGGTTCATGTTACGGCGAACCCGCCAGGATGTGGGCCGCGAACTCCCTGACCTGATCAAGATCCCTCATTACATCGACGCTGACACTTCAGCGCTTGATCGGGTCAGTGCGTCATGCGCTGAGTTGGCGCGTTTGATTCTCACGCAAAGCCAAACGTCCCGGGGTGAAAAGATGCAGGCGGCTGAGGAACTGAGCAATAAGCTGCGGCAGGCGACCGGAATCGCTAAGGCGCCGTTTGTTGCGGACTTCGTTCGATTGTTGGTTGAGTCGGGTGAAAAGGTGGTCCTTTATGGTTGGCACCGCGAAGTTTATTCAATCTGGCTGGACAAGCTCAAAGACCTGAAGCCCGCGATGTACACGGGCAGTGAGTCAGTCCCACAAAAAGATGAGTCAAAGCGTCGATTCATGGCGGGCGAAACACCCGTATTCATTATCTCTCTACGCGCCGGCGCTGGTTTAGACGGCCTGCAAAAGACATCACGAACCGTGGTCATCGGTGAACTGGATTGGTCGCCTGGCGTTCACGAACAAAACATCGGTCGTATCTATCGGGACGGACAGGCCGACATGGTCACTGCTTATTTCCTGATTGCTGAGAGCGGGTCAGATCCCGTGGTGGCGCAGGTGCTCGGGTTGAAGAAACAGCAGATAGATGGAATACGTGATCCGCGTTTGGATTTGGTTGAAAAACTCCAAGTGTCAGGGGATCACGTTAAGACACTGGCGGAGAAATATCTGGAGCAGCTTGGCGTGGCTGCGTAGGGGGTAGGATCTATGAGCAATCTGGAAACAGCATTACGCGCATTGATGGCCGAGATTGATGCCATTGTCGATCGCAAGGTCGAAGAAAAGCTCCCAGAGATGGTTCGCGCGCTCGGCTTGAAAGAGGCCGAACCGGAAACCGAAGAGCTGGTTGACGCCCTCGAGGTGGCAAAGCTTTTAGGTCGAAATGTTTCATCGCCGGAAAACATTCGCCGGGCAAAGAAGCATGTATATAATCTCGCGCGCAAGAATCTGATTCCGTCAGTGAGGCTCAGCCCTCGGTCGGTAAAATTTGACTTGGCTAAGGTTCGTGAAGTAATTGAACATGGCGGCAACGCCCAACCGTACAGCAAAGCTGCGTAATGGCTGAAATCGTTTCCAAAGGTCCGGGTAAGTGGCTGGTGCGCGTTTTCCTGAAGCGCGTTGATGGTCGCACCAAGTATCACAACAAGGTCGTTCACGGCACCAAGAGCGACGCGCAGAAGTATGCTCGCAGCGCGGAAACCAAACGTGACCTCGGCACGCTCGATAAGCCATCGTCTGAAGATCCCACGCTCAATAAGTTTCTGGATGGCTGGCTCAAAGAGTTCAAGAAGGGTTCAGTCAAAGAGCGGACTTACGAAGGCTATACATTTGTCCTGGATAACTACGTGCGGCCGCAACTCGGCAAGGACCGCTTGACCGAACTGACTGCGCGCCGGATTCAGGGCCACTACAATGACTTGTCCGAAGCTGGATACTCCCCGCGCACGGTTGCCTTCGCCCATAGCTTGCTCAGGGACGCCTTAAATCATGCCGTGGTTGAAGAACTGCTGCCGTCGAACCCGACCTTTTCAACGCGGCGCCCAGCGCGAATCAAGAAAGCGATTGATGTATTCACTCCGGAAGAGGCCGAGCGGTTCATCAAAGCGGCACAATCCGATCGCATGGGGATCGTGTTTTGGTTTGCACTCGCTTTGGGCCCGCGGCCGGAGGAATACACGGCGCTGCAATGGGCTGATCTTGACCTGCAGAGATGCGAAGCCTCATTTCATCGTTCAGTGTGGTGGCCGAACAGTGGCGGCTGGAAAATTGAGGAAGTGAAAACGCAGTCCAGCTTACGCACCGTCAATTTCAGTCCGGTCCTGGCGGATGCCCTCGCGCGGCATAAACGCATCCAATCAGCGTACCGGCTAAAGAGAGGCAAGAAGTATCAAAATAACGGCTTGGTATTCGCCTCGCTTAAAGGGTCACCAATGACTTTGAAGAACCTCACGCGACGGCATCTCGCTCCGATAATGAAGCGGGCAAAGATTGAAGGTCAGGTCAATCTCTATAGACTGCGGCATTCATTCGTTACGCTGTCATTACTAGCAGGTGCCGACGTAAAGAGCGTGAGCCGCGCCGCTGGTCATTCAAGTGTTTGGTTCACTCAGGACACGTATCAACATGTGCTGCCGGCGATGCGCCAGGATGCCGCCGACAAGATCGGAAGGCTGTTGTTTGGGTCGGTGTGACTATAGTGTGACAACTCAAAGTCTCAGGCGCGACATCGGAGGACTGAGACGAACAAGCAGTCTCTTTCGGAAATAGCAAACAGGAACAAGATGACTCAAAGCAGACTCAGCGGGAATCAGTGGGCCAGTTCGGATATGACTACGAATCAGGGGGTCGCATGTTCGAATCATGCCGGGTGCACCATTTTCCTCAACAACTTACAGGCGATAACTAAATCTCGATTTGCGCCGTGGTGTGACCATAGTGTGACTGGAGCGGCAAAAGTGTGCCGATGTGTGCCTCCTTGCGCAGAGGCCTTGGCCTAAAACAAAACGGGCGGGAAGTCGCGCAAACGACCTCCCACCCACCCGACACATTTAACCACAACCGGAGACTAGCATGACGAAGCGATTAAAGATTTCGGACGACCTGACTTTGCCGATTGATGCGGTAACAGGAACCTTCTGCATTGTCGGAATCCGTGGCTCCGGTAAGAGCACGACCGCCGCGGTGATGGCCGAAGAAATGCTCAAGGCCAAGCAACAAATCGTTGTGCTCGATCCCAAAGATGATTGGTGGGGGTTGCGTTCGTCGGCTGATGGTAAGTCCGAAGGTCTCCCAGTTACCATTCTGGGCGGATCGCACCAGGACGCCCCTCTTGAGTACACAGCCGGCGCACTGGTGGCCGAGCTCATTCTGAATGAACGCATCTCGGCGATCATATCCACTAAACACCTCAGCGATGGCCAGCGGTTCCGCTTCACTTACGACTTCTGTGACTACCTCTACAAGCATTGCCGGGAGCCCATGCACCTGTTTCTGGATGAGGCGGATCAGTTTGCCCCACAGGAAAAGCAATTCAAGGTTCAGAAGGGCGATACCATTTCGGAATCGATGATGCTGTCGTTAGTTCGCCGCGTGATCAAGCAGGGTAGAACCAGCGGCCTGGGCATCAGCCTCATTACTCAGAGCCCTGCCACCCTCGATAAGCGCGTGATGAACATGTGTGAGACGTTGGTGGCCATGCGCGTGGTCGGTGCGCAGGATTTCGATGCCGTCGAGCGCTGGTTCAAGGTCTTTCTGCGCAAGAAGGATGAACTTGAAACAATCGTCTCGCAGCTGCCGACGCTCAAAGCCGGTGAAGGCGTGTTCTATTCACCTGCCTGGCTGGAGATTTCAAAGGTTGTTCAGTTCCGGATGGCTGAAACCTTCGACTCGCGAAAAACGCCGAAGGTTGGTGAGCGTCCGGTTGAACCAAAGGTATTGGCATCGGTTGACTTGAAGCGGCTGTCTGAGCGCATGGCTGCCACTATCGAGAAGGCCAGAACTGAAAATCCGAAAGAACTCCAACGGAAGATCAGGGACCTCGAAAGGCAACTTGCGACGAAAGCGCCCGCGCCGGCGAAACCAACTGAGGTTGTTAGGACAGTTGAAAGGTTCTCCCTGAAAGATGGCCAGCTTGCGCGTGCTGAAAAGGTCCTTGTAGCGGTAGCCACTCAAGCCGAAAAATTGCACGGCATTGCGGCTGGGATTCGTGAAGCGTTGGCAAAGGTGAGCACCAACGGTCATACGCCTGGCCGTGTGGCCCTCACTCCCGGCCCGGCAACCCCTCCAGTACGTCGCATTGAGTCACCGCCTCCAGCGCGGCGCATCCCATCACCCGAGCCGGACAACAGCGACCTCGACAAATTTGAATTGACCCTGTTACGCAAACTTGCGGACCGCTCACCTGTTCCCACTACACGCTCGCAGTTGTTTGCTCTGTGCGGATTCTCAATCAAGAGCAGTAACTACCCCAAGAAAGCAAATAAGCTCGTTGAGATGGGTTACGCCAATGATGTGTCTGGCGGGTTAGTTCTCACCACCGCTGGAAGCGAGTGTTTGGGTGCCGATTACACACCGGCGCCGGCGTCAGGTCAGGCGGCATTGACCCACTGGATTCAGAAGCTGCCCGCATATGAAAGCGGAATGTTGACGGCGATTGCGGAGGCAGGGGAATTAGATTCGGCTGAAATCGCTGAGCGCACTGGACGCTCATTAACCAGCTCTGCATTTGGAAAAGCTATCCGCACCTTCAGGGACTGAACTTCATTGAAGGTGATGATCCATATCGGTTGACTGAATTGTTTAAGGAGTAAGACGACTGTGATTGTTCTCGGCATCGATCCCGGCATGAACGGCGGCATCGCCAAGCTAAAGCAGGATGGCGACCGATGGATCCCGTCTGCCATTCACATGCCGGCGACGGAAAGGGATATCGCTGACCACTTCTGGCAACTTTACGCGGAGAGTCAGAGCGAAGGAATTGAAATCATCGCGTTCCTGGAGAAAGTGCAACCGATGCCGTCTGTTCGTCGCGTCAAGACAGCGGGCGGCGAAGAGCGCGTTGAGGTAAATCCAGGCATGTCGAGTTCAGGAAAGTTCATGCAGGGCTATGGGTTTCTCCGCGGTTGCCTTATCACGATCGGCATTCGAGTTGAGGACCTGCGCCCGCAGGAGTGGCAAAAGCTGATGGGCTGCCTGACTCGAGGGAACAAGAACATTTCCAAGGGCAAGGCCCAGCAGTTGTTTCCGCAAATGAGAATCACACACGCAATCGCTGATTCCTTGGTGATCGCTGAATGTGGCCGGCGTATTCGGAAGGGTCTGGCCGGTGGTCCTTTGTTTGCGCCTCCAATGCCTCAAGCGACGGCGGCGGCGCCGTGGGAGGCTCAGGGAAGCTCTACGTGATGCAGACGCATCGCCAATTCAACTCTAACCGACAGGAGACTTCTTATGCAGATAATTCGTGAAGGACAAAAACTCAGTTACTTAATCACAGCAGCAATGATGACCTCGTTGCTGGGAGGTAAGTTCGATAAAGCCCAGGTTGCTTTTGCCAGCGCCTCCAGCAATGGCAACTCAATCGCCGCTGAGCAGTCGGCGACCGAGGATGGTATTCGACTGGATATCACAGCCCGGCAGGAAGGCTATGCCGCAGTGACCACGGTGGCGTCCAGGGTAAGCGATGGTCTGGCGGTGGCAGTGTTTGGTGAACAGTTCTTTGTTATCAGCAACGAGCATGCCTCGCAGGTGGTACCTCGCGCCGGCAGTCTGCAGCCTGAACAGGAAGCAACCAAGGCGGCGGCAACTGAGACCTCCGCAGAAACCAGCGCAGCAGCCGCGGGCGGTGGGAAGGCAGACAAAGCGGTAACCAAATAAGGGGAAGGTTTGACCGTGGCCCGTTCGACTCGGGCCACGGCAGACCAATGCTATGGCTCAATCATTCCGTAACAGAACGCTGGCCAAATTGGAACGCGTGAGTGTCGATGCCCCGTTGCCTTATCTTCGGAGCGGTCGGCCAGTTATTCAGTTTTCAAAACTAAGAGCGGAAGTGCTGAGTCTCGCAGGATTTGATTTTCTAGCGAAGGTGGAATTGATAAGACCGCGCAACTTCATCTCGCCTATACCGGGAATTGCGCATCGCTCTCGCCATATCTGTGGCGACTGTTTTGACTTCGATATTACCAGCGATCGTTATGTGCTGGTGCAGGAGTTGTTGGACGGCAAGCAGTACTGGCGAGTGTTTCTCCGGACGTCGCGCGATTATGGCCGTTGGATGGAGCTTGAAACCGAATCCGGTCAACAGCGTGACCGCTTTGTCGACTTTACGGACGTGGCCAAGAAGGCGGGTTTCATTCGCATTCCGGCATGGCGCGGATGGTCTCATGAAGGGGCAAAGGCAAAGCTGCGGGAATTCTGGCACTACGAGCTCTCTGACAATCTCACATGGGATGAGGCGATTAGTTTTCTTTACGGCCGTCAGCCGCATGCGCGCCCGTTCCGGCTCGCCTTCAATGACCGCACGTTCGGCCTTAACGATCGTGGAGCGGAGATCCGGAACATTCAAATACAGTTGGCCACTCTGAAACACCTGCCACCGACTGAGGTTGATGGCGTGTTTGGTATTCCAACCTTGAAGGCCGTCAAACAGTTCCAGCGCACCCAACAGTTTCAGCGAACTCACAGGCTGGAGATCACGGGACTGGCGGACCCGGAAACGCGGCGGCGGTTGTCGCTGGAGATTCTGGCTGCGGTTAGCTTGCCTCATCCGACCAGGAGCGGAACGAAACGAAGGACAGCATAAGGAGTCACGTCATTGTCAACGGCTTTAGCATTGAAGGCTGATAGCAGTCAGGCGAATGGGTCTGCTAGCAAGCGCGCACCCGCTGCGGTACCGAACCGCCAGCATCCGCTGGTTATTCAACTGCGCCGGTATGCGCAGCACTTCGGCGACTTCGAGGGGTCGTTACTTGAAGCTGCGCAAAAAATTCACCGGCAGTCGACGTGCAGCGACGCGACGATGCGGCTGGTGATAGTCGCAGCCATTGCCGAAGGTTGTAACGCAGTGAGCGACCTGGTTGACGAAACCGGACTGGATGAAGTCTCAGTAAGGCGCATTTATGCCGACCTGATTGCCGATGGTGAATACGAGGAACGGCCCATGGGCCAGAAGATTGAAATAGGCCGCGGTCGGCGCCCAAAAGGTATTTTTCTCAAATCGGAGCCTGCGGGTAATAGCTATTCGAATGCTCGCAACCCACGTCGATATGAAAATCCCGATTCGGATGATGACGACGATTATGACTTGGAGTGAGGGAGCGCTAAAGGGTGTCTGAAAACTTAAAGCCTTCAACTGGGTTAGATTCTTATCCGGAAACGAGCCTTCAACTCAAGGATAAAGGTTTGCGACATTACTATGACCCAACACTCGGGCCGAGATGGCGAGGAAAGCGGGATTCTTGCCAGAGTCATTCGATTAGAGTCTGAGCTTAAGCAATACGCCAGAACGATCGATGTTCAACAAAGCCTGAGCGAACTGACGCTGACAATCGACCGGATGGTTCGTGAAATCGAACAAGTGACGTCAGGGCAAAAGGAACTGTATCAGACCCACAATGAACTGTTGAAAGAGAGGGCGGAGCACGAGCGGCAAGCGGCAAAGGAACAAAGTGATGCGTTAAAGCAAAAGTTGGCAGACAGAACCCCCTCAGCGATAGCCAAGCGCTGGCTGCCAATGGCCTCCCTCCTCGTAATAATCATCACGTTGATTCAGTTGATTAGAGTGGCGATTGAAACATGGATGCGACAACAGCACTAAAGCCCAGGGTGCTGATAGCGGACGACGCGCCGGATATTCTAGGTCTCGTGACTCAATTCATTGAGTTGAGCGGCGTATATCGTTCGGTAACAGCGAAGGACGGCAAAGAAGCAATTGAAGCGTACGACCGCGCGCTCGCAGAAGACGATCCCTTTTGCTTGATGATCATCGATGCCGCCATGCCGGAGAAAAGTGGATTTGAAGTGGCTGAATATGTTCGCAAGGGCCATAACGACGTGGTGCCAATCATAGTGATTACGGCTCATGATGAACCAATCAACGCAGCACATTTGAGTTACGTGCGGGGTGATGACCTGTTGACAAAACCATTCGACTCGCAGCAGTTGCGCACCCGAATGGATGCCATCTTTGCGCTGCATCCGATTCCCCGCTGTCGGGCTGCCATGGAATTAGCCAGACGTGGCAGCCACATGAATGCACAAGCTCACTGATTTAATCGAACAAGGGAGATAGATTCATGACAAACATACCGCTCGATCGAACTCCAACAATCCAGGATTACGAAACAGTTGCATTGGCCGCTCAGCGAGAGTGTGAATGCACGGACCGAATGCGTGAAGAACTGGCGCATGGCGACGAAACGATATGCAAGCCGTGCGCTGCGCGTCAGACCCTCAACGGGCTAACTACTTTAGCTGAAAGGTTGAAAGCCTAAGCATGGGCCGCTTAAGACTGACGCCGGCGCTGTGTCGCCGGCAAGCCAAGGAAATTGTCATTGAGAACTATGAAGCGGCGGTAAAGGTGTTACTGACGTATGAGCGTGGCGTCGCTGTAGCGCCCTCGGTGCTGGCGAAGGCGAAACGCCAACGCTCAATCTGTTTCAATGAATTGCGCCGCCGCGGCTTCACTGCCGACGAACTGGATTATGTCCCGGAACTAAGGCCGGATGAAGTTGACCGGCCTGAGGGCGCTGATGCGGGCCCAACCGTTCCCATCGAAGATCCCAGCGGACATATCATCAGGAAGAACCATCAAGCTGAGACGGCGGTGAGGGTGTGAAGAAACGAGTCTATCTTGATGATTATGTCTTGCTCTCGATTGACGAGGTCCTCGACGATCCGAGCAATGAAAACCTGCACCCGGAATCTCAAATAGTATTATTGCGGGCCAGCATTCGGCTTTATGGCCAACAGGAACCCATCCTGATTGACCGCAACAACATGTGCATTGCCGGTCACGGCATCAAGCAGGCGATGAAGCTTGAAGGCAAGACCGACATTGAGTGCAAGTATTCGAACCTTAAGGGCGCCCACCGAGCCGGATACCGCATCGCTGCCAACCAATTAGCCAGACTCTCTCATTTCGATCCTGAATTACTACGAGACAATGTTCTAGCCATCTCGCAGCAGATGAAGGTGAAGTTTGATCCGGCGTTCCTGGGCTTTGAGCCAGGTGAACTAAAACAAATCCTTGGTGAAAACTCAGTCGATTTGGAGGGGTTGGAGTTCCCCGAATATGACGAGACCGCGGCGGACAAGGTCCACCTCATTGAGTGCCCGAAGTGCCATCACCAGTTCGCGCAATGAGTATGCGGACCTGTTGGCCCTGGCATGGAAATCTCATTTGGCGCGCCGTCAAAGGAATGCGCCGACGGTAATCAGCACCTTTGCAGGCGCCGGTGGATCATCGCTCGGTTACAGCATGGCGGGATTCCGCGAATTGCTGGCAGTGGAATGGAACCCCAAAGCCGCCGATACTTTTCACAAGCTATTTCCTCGAGTGCCGCTCCACGTCGGCGATATCAGCAAGCTTACAGTCAAGAAAGTTCTAATGCTGAGTGGCCTTGAACCGGGTGAGCTTGATGTTCTGGATGGTTCGCCGCCCTGTCAGGGCTTCAGTATGGCGGGCAAGCGAAATCTGATAGACGCGCGCAACGGTTTGTTTCTCGAATACGTGCGGCTGGTAAAAGGCCTCAAGCCAAAAGCGTTTGTAATGGAGAACGTCTCGGGGCTGGTGAAGGGCAAAATGTGTCTTATCTTCGCCGAGATGCTGCGCGAACTGAAGGCCTGTGGTTATGACGTATCGGCGCGACTGATGAACGCGATGTATTTCGATGTGCCACAGTCGCGTGAGCGCACTATCATCATCGGAGTGCGGAAGGATCTGAAGCGTCGTGCATCTCACCCGCGGCCGCAGTCGCAGCCGCGGTGTGTGAGGGATGCGATTGCAGGTTGCCGGGTTGAGCCGGTGGGCGCTCTCTCGAAAACATACGCGCACTATTGGGATCGGATTGTCCCGGGCGGCAGTTTGGCCGATGTGAAAGAGAGGCTGAACGGCAAACGCTCACATTTCAGTGACCTGGTAAAGCTTCACCCATTCAAGCCGGCGCGGACAATGATGAGCACGGCGACGACGCACGGTTTTGCAACCTTCGTTCATTGGAGCGAGCCGCGGCCGATAACACTTGCCGAGGCAAAGCGGCTGGCTTCGTTTCCCGATGAAGCTGAATTCCCGGACAAATATGGCGTCGCGTGGGCACAGATGGGTAACAGTGTCCCGCCGCTTTTCATGAGAGCGATTGCGCTTCACCTGCGAACTCACGTCCTTGCAGCCAACGCGAAATACCCCTCTAACGGGCAGAGAGCCCATGAAGGCTAAATCATGCCCAAGTGTGGAATCGTAGAGAAAGGTAAATCGAAGTGCCGGTTTGAACTGAGCAAGGATGGCATTTGTCCTGTTCATTGTCGGGCAAAAACTCGTCATGACGGTGATGGACATCCCTGCAAGAAACGGCATATCAAGGGGCGAATTCGCTGCCGGAAGCATGGCGGCGCGTCTCCGGCCGGAATTGCCTCACCAAACCTGATCACGGGCGAACACTCGAGATATTTGACTGCGCTGAGTGGGAAGATGCGTGACCGGTTTGTCGAAGCTCAGCGGAATCCGGATCTTCTTTCTCTGTCGCCTGATATTTACCTGCTTGATGCGCGGCTTGAAGAGGTTGTCTCGCGCAGCGGGCAGGGCGAAAGCGGAAAACTGTGGCGCCAGGCAAAGCAGGCGTTCGATGACTTTGCGAAAGCCCAGGCGGACAAAGACCGCGAGGGCGCGATTGTGGCGTTGACCAAACTGGGCAGTTTCCTGCGAACCGGATTGGCTGATTACGCTGCATGGGATGAGGTCAAGGATTTGTGGCGCCATCGCGCGCGCCTGGTTGAGTCGGAACGAAAGCGGTTAATTGAGTCTCAGCACATGATGGCGGTGGATGTGATGCTTGTTCTGGCAACGGCATTGGCCTCGGCAGTAAAACGACATGTTACGAACCCGGACACACTTACAGCTATACAGCGAGACGTTGACCGCAGCACAGCGGGTCAGAGCGCATTTACTGGAATCATTGACACCCAGCTCGTCAAACGTGGCTGAGTTCGCAAAGTATGCGAGAGATCCAGAAGGTTACGCAGAAAACGTCTTAGGAGTTACCTGGTGGGCGAAGCAACGGGAGGTTGCCCGCTCGGTAGTGGAGAATGCCAAGACGTTTGTTAAAGCATCTCACTCGGTAGGTAAGACTCATCTCGCCGGCGGGCTGGTCAGTTGGCATTACGACTGCTTCAGTCCATCAATCACCAAAACAACGGCACCGACAAAGAACCAGGTTGTTGACCTGACCTGGAAAGAAGTGCGATTACAGCGTCGCGGCCGGAATATGCTGCCGAAGGCCGCACGTATCGAATCATTCCTGCAGGGCGGCGAGTTCGACCCGTCACACTTCGCTGCCGGCTATACAGCCAAAGACGCTAACTCATTCCAGGGTGACCACGAAGAAAACCTGTTAATTGTCTTTGAAGAGGCTGTGGGTATCGAGGAACAGTTCTGGACAGCAGCTGAGGGCATGTTGTCGTCAGGCCCGGGCAACCGATGGCTGGCCATCATGAACCCGACGGATACGAGCTCGAAAGCATACCAGGAAGAACTCTCAGGCGGATGGAAGGTCATCACGATCTCAGCGCTTGAGCATCCGAACCTGGCCGCTGAACTGAGAGGTCTGCCAAAGCCGTTCCCCAAAGCAATCAGTTTGTCCTGGGTCCTGGAGCGCATGAAGTGGTGCACTCCGATCGAGGCGAAGGAAAAGAAGGCCGGCGATTTCTGTTGGCCACCCGAGGATTTCTGTAAAGAGAAAAGTATCCATCCGCAGTGGTATCGTCCGGGCCCGCTGTTTGAGAGTCGGGTCCTTGGTCGCTGGCCGTCACAGGCGACAGATTCAGTATGGTCCGAGGCAATGTGGTTAAGCGCGATCGAGCGTAAGCCCGCGTTATGGAAGGAATCAGAGAAACATCCTCCGGAGATTGGTTGTGACCGTGCACGCTTTGGTGATGACTCAACTTCGATTCATGTGCGGCGTGGCCCTGTTTCTCTTTCTCACGAATCGTATAACGGGTGGAATACGACCCGCACATTGATGTACCTTAAGGAGAAAGCAACCCAGGTTGGGCAACAATGCGGCATTGAAGGTAAGCGCGTGCTGGTGAAAGTGGATGACTTCCAGGGCGGTGTCGTTGATCCCGCGCGTGATGATGGTTGGAACTTTATCGATATCAACTCCGCATCGAAAGCCCTGGACCAAGAGGGATTTCCAAATCGTCGTAGTGAACTATGGTTTGCCCTCGCCGATCGAGCGGAGGAAAACCGCGTTGACTTCTCTGCTCTGTCGGTGGACTCACTAGCTGAACTGCGTCGACAGTTCATGGCGCCGAAGTGGAAGCCCGACGGCCGGGCTCTGCGAGTCGTTGAACCGAAAGACGTGACAAAGAAACGCATTAAGCGCAGCCCTGATGATGCCGATGCGACTAACCTCGCTTATGCAGCCCCGGGCCATGAGTTGCCAACCATTGGCCCAATCTCAATCACCCAGGAAAGCGCTTGGCGAATAAAATAGAAGCGGCGAGCCCACTCACGAGCCCGCCGCTTTTTGCGGTTACTGTCCTCACCCCAGTAACCACTTGATGGAAGGATTCACCAGCCATCGGATTCCCGTTATATAGACCATTCAGTACAGTCAGCGCAAGCCTACAGTTTTAGTCCGCTAACCCTACCCGTGCAAGAGCTTTTGCATGTCATTCACAGGCGGTCGTAGAGCCTCAAAACTTAAATCAGCGCAGCGTGGTAGCTTTTCCGCACTGTGGCTATATCCGCAACTCACATCAGACAGTTCCATCATTCTCAAGCGCTGGGAGCAATCCATGAGTGACATCTTTAAGGGCGCCGCCAAGCCGATCGAAGATATTGATCTGCCTCGCATTGGTTCAAAGATTGGCGTCGGCGAAGATCCCCTTCACGCCTTCATCGAAACTGAAACATTGGGCCACGGTTTCGATAAGCAAGGCAGAGTCATCATCCTGTTTGAGCCACACGTGTTTTATTCGCTGCTCAGGGGCGAGAAACGCGCCCAAGCGGTGACTGCCGGTCTGGCCTACAAGAACTGGGGTGAGCGGCCTTATCCAAAGGAAAGCTATACGCGACTCATCGCGGCGATGGAGATTGATGCCACCGCGGCTTTGATGGCCTGCTCCTGGGGGATGGGCCAAATCATGGGAAAGAACTATGACCAGGTAGGATTCGATAACGTTGAGGACATGGTTCGTGCCTTTGCCGAGAGTGAGGCCAATCAGCTTGAGGCAGTGGTTGAATTTCTCATCACCAACAATATCGATGACGACCTGCGACGTTTGGAAACCATCACCGCTTCCGGTCGGAAGGTCACGGCAAACGACTGCATACCAATTGTTCGCGTCTATAACGGGAAGGGATACGCCCGTAACAATTATCACGTTCGCTTTGCAGCTGCCTACAACCGTTGGCTGAAAATCAAAGACACGCCTTACGCCGGGGCAATCAACATCAAGGATGCGGCTGCGATTGAAGAGCAGCGTTACGAGGATGAGCCGGATGCGGTCATGGCTGAAGCTCCGCCGTCGAACGATGCGCCTAAACCAGCGGAACCGGAAAAAGTAGATGAAGCGCCGGCGCCGACTGAGAGCGCTGCACAGAAGGTCCAGCGGGTAGCTCAATCGCTGGGCTCAAAGATCATGGCTGGTGGAACGGCAGGCGGCGGCGTTGGTGGCGCGGTTCTGCTTGGTGTGCTCGGCATACTAAAGAATCCTTACATCATCGCCGGGCTCATTCTCTCCGGCTTCGTCATCGGTGCCTGGCTATGGAACGAAAGCAAGAAGCGTCAGGCAATGACACAAAACAAACTGATTGATGCAGCTGCTTCGAAGGACTTGCACACGGTGGCCATTACTCCACCGGTTAAGGCGGGCTAAGCAGTTACTGTCCATTGAAAGGAACCTATGGCTGAATCACTTTGGTTACTAATCTTCTCCGTTTTGGTAGTGATCGCCGTCTCACTTTTCCGGCGCTACGTAATGTCAACGACCGGCTACGGCTCTTTGCTGATAACCGTCATCGCCTGCGTCATTGCGGCTGCCGCCGACACTTTCATTGTGGGCGGTAAGCTGTTCGGCTTCATCGCTGCGGCACTCATTATCTACGCAGTCTCGAACCTCATCTTCCAGGCGCTTACGCTTCACAAAAACGTATGACAACCAAAGTCAAAGTTGGCCTTGTGATTCTCGCTGTGTTGCTGTGCGTCGGTCTGGGCTACGGCATCGCCACTTGGCGGCATCAGGCATGGATTGCCGGTTATGAGAAGCGCGAGCAGCAGCGTATGGCCCAAGTCGATACCAATACCGCACAACAAAATCAGTTGCGCGGCGAGAACAAGGCGCTTCGTGAGCATGTGGCAAAGCTCAGCGCTGAAGATGAGGCGATGAAGGCCATCATTGAAAATCGCGGGGGTGTGATAGCCGCGGAGGCCAAGAATCTGGAGAAGATAAATGAAGAACTCAAGAATGATCAGGCTGTTATCAACGCTCCTACTGATCGTTGTACTCGGTGCCGTCGTTTCAGTGAGATCGCAGTCGCCAACCGACAAATCGGCAAGCCCCTCACCTGTAAAGACGAGTGCGCTGGCACTAATCGCTGAGATTGAAGAGCCGAGTACTTGTCCGGCAGATGACACTCTCTGTCTTGCCCTGATCCTGCAGCGGAAATTGGTGGCGGCCGTGGCCGGCCTCAAGTCAATTGTGAAGATTGACGAACAGCGGGACGGCATGGTTGCGGACATGCAGAGCCGGATCGATATCCGGGGCGGCATCATCGATGACCTGAAAAAGGTTGATAAGAACTCTCAGCACATCGACACGCTCGGGGAGTCCAGCCTGCAAATCTTTCGCGACCAGCATCGTGACGACAAGGAAATGATTGGAGACCTCCAGAAGGACCTTGCCTCTTGTCGCTCAAATCAAAAATGGATCTTTGGCGCGGGTGTTATCACTGGCGGAGTAATTGTGTGGAAGGTAAAAGACGCAGCGCCCTCACTGTCGAGCTTCCTGAGTCAGACATCTGCCCAGCGCGCTCAGTTCTCGCAAGGTTACCCTTTGGACTACGGTCCGACGTCAGCGGATGAGCAATTACGCAAGGCCTTGAAGTCGCTGCAAAAATAAAGGCAAGAAGATGTGGCTCGGTCGTGATGGATCCGGAAACCGCAGGAACTACTCTGGCCCTAAACGTCGGTTGCTTCCACCGTGGGTGGATAAGTGGGGGCCTATCGTAACCATCATTGGAATATTGCTGTTTGCTGTTTTTGTATTACTGGGGCCCGCATTCATCAAGTAGAGAGGTAAGCCAATGTTGATTCTGCCGGAGTCCTTATCGTCGGTTACATCATCGGAATTGGCGTGTCATCGATGGCTACTCAGGGCAAAGTAACGTTCACCTGGCCCGTTTATCTGGCAAAGAGACTAAGCGAATAACTGTGAGAATAAATGGGGACGGTTCTCTTAATAATTCTTACCACGGCGGCAACCCTCACCGCGCTGGGTGTTATCTGGAGAAAGGGCATCAAGCCCCTTGCTCGGTTTATAAGCACTGCCGAACAGATGATTCCGCTGCTGGTTAGCTTCAATGCGGTTTTCAAAAACAACCCTTCTGGCTTCAAGGTACTGAATGAAATTGCCGCGCAGTTTCGCACTGACAGTGGATCGAGTTTGCGCGACGCTGTCAACCGGCTGGAGGTAGCGGCGGAAGAGAATCGCGTGGCTGCTCTGGAAAACCGTAACGCTGCCGACGCCCTAAAGATCGGCGTCGAGGCCCAGAGGTTACTGGATATTCAGGATCGAGAAATGATCCGAGCATTAACGCTCAAATTGGATCGAGTTAATACCAGGGTGACAGAGAGCGCCGCAACCGGCATCCGGCTCGAAGAAGGTGCGGCCCACATTGCTGAGGACCTAGCTGCTCGTCAAAAGGAATAGCAGTGCTTAGACTTATTCCAGATAAGTACCTCGCCCTTGGTCTGTTTGTTCTACTGTTGATTACCTACCTGTGCACTAAAGACTCAGTCATTGAAAAGCTGATGTTCGGAGCATTCACTTTGGTCTGTACAGCTATCGGTGATGGATTAAGGCGAGTCGCCGAGTCCTTTGCCAAACGCCTGAAAGGTGAGCGCAAAGCCGAGTGCTGCGAAGCTTGCGCCTGCCGTCAGGATGCGAAGTGAACACCTTTCGTTGAACCCCAAAACTTAAAACTCGCCCGCGTGTTACCGTCTGCCTGATTGAAAGACAGGTCATTTCTGAGACCGTCCATTTTCGCAAAGGAGACTCCTGATGAAACTTTCCCGCTCGATTGCCATGGCTCTCGCCACCATTGTTCTGATGGTATGCGCGGTCATTGTCAGTCCCGCCCGCACGTCTGCTTCTGAAAACAAAGTCATCGCCGTTGCTCAAGTTGCGTCGCCTGCGTTTGACGTCGTCATCGATGTCCGCCAGGCCGCGCGCGACGTTGGGCCCGCGATTCTTGAGCATGGAACTGAGGCCGCTGTTCCGATTTCCGCAAACTGCCGGGAACATGTGAACACAGTGATGAAACGACCGAAGGCTCACCCGCCTGCTTACTCGAATCGCCGAGCCATCTCAAAAGCATTTGCCATGAAACGCCTTTGGCGGGACGGATACCGCTGTTGAATAAGTAACCGCCCTCGCTCCACTCGGTTAGTTTGGGGGCAGGGACGTCGAGTTTGTTTTCGCGTCCCTGCTGCCTCACAAAAGTTCACATGAATCTTCAAGGTCGCACAGTTGATGTTCCCCAGGGCACGTTTGAAAGCGCGGAAATATCCGCCGTCATCACCCGCTGTGGCTGCGGTGATCCAAATAGCCATCCCGACGCTGCCTGCCTCCAGCCGCGGGGGTATGAGCTCGCCGGAGAAAACGGCGTAATCGGCAGGATAGAAACCGAGCAGATTGCGGCTTATTCATTTGAGCGCGAACCAACATTGACAGAACTGCTGGGGGATTTAGCCCGCGCCCTGTGGCAGCGATTGAGATTTGAAGTCAAAGGAGTCCGACCTAATGCGAACTGAATTCGACATCGCCAACCTAAAGACGGTTCAACTTCCGGCCTTTTGCCAGGTCACCGGTATTACCTCCGAATCTGAAGGCGCTCGCCTGATGTTGCTTGAGCGTTTCATTGATGAACTTGAGGATGATTGGAACCGGGAGAACCGTGACAAGCTCCGCAAAACAGATTGTCCGAAGATTTTCACTGCCGATGATGTGCTGCGCTTCTCAGGCGTCGAAGCCGAACTTGATGAGAATGCGCCACAGGCACTGAAGGACCGCGTAGCATTCGCATCGTTCCTTGATGCTGGTGGCGCGACCGTCTAGTTCACAGTTTCATTCTACATCGTAAGGAGAACGGTCCAATGGTCAAGACACTTCGCAAAGACATCATGCGACTCGGGTTTGTGCTCGCGCTCGTCATTGGGTTAGCCATTCAGCTTGGATCCATAGGACCGCTTCTTCTCGCCGCGGGCCCATTCTTCCAGGATGCTGGCAAGGCTATCTGCTCTAACCTGGTGTCCGGCATCGGCGGCACTGTGCCGCGCTATGTAGCCATTGGCACCGGCGCCGGGCCCGCGGACTCGACGGCCACGGCTTTGACGACTGAAGTGGAAACGCGCAACTCCGGCACGGTCACCCGCGTGACGACTACCGTGACGAATGACACGCTGCAAGTCGTCGGCACGATTACGATGACGGCCGGGAGAGCTTTGACGGAGGTGGGGCTGTTCGATGCTTCATCCGCCGGCAATGCCTTGATCTTGTCCGGCATCTCCACGATTAACCTGCTGACTGGCGATTCAATTCAGCTCACCTTCAAATTGAAGTTCGCATAGTCCTGGGCCTCACCAGGGGAAGGGTTCATCGTGTTAGACAATTTCAAAAACTTTGCCAAAACCACTTTGGCAGCCGGCGTTGCTCAGAGCCTGAATTTTCTCACCCTTGCGCCTGGTACTGGAGCCAGATTTCCGGTTCCTCCCTTCAATGCCGTCATCTGGAATAAAACTGACTACGGCGATCCGGCAGACGATCCGAACGTGGAGATTATCCGCGTTATGGAATGGGATGATCCGGATACTGTAAACGCGGTGCGCGGTCAGGAGGGGACTGCAGATGTCGATCACAACACAGTCGGCAAGGTGTATGGCTTCATCGCTCCACTGACCGCAAAGACTTTGATGGAAGATGTCGGCAGCGGTGAGCGATGGGTGTGGGAGTATCCAACGGATATGAACACAACCGATTGGATTAACAATTGGGAAGTCCCTGCCGGTAAGGTTTTCATTCCGACTCATTTCTATTTGTTGAACGCTGGACCAGGTACGATTGGTGGCGGCAATTCCACGATGGTGTATTACGCTGATGAAAGCGAAACGGTTTTTGCCAGCGCGTCGCTTGCAGGGCTCACTTCTCCGGATGATGTTTTGATCGTGCGAGCCGATAGAAGCATCAAGATGGCTGCTGGCGATCATCTCAAGGTCGCGTTCGATATTGCCTACGGCAGCACCCAAACGGTTGAAGTCTATATCCACGGATTACTGCGCGACGAGGAATAAGCTCTTTGTTAGCCAATCAGCCCTTAGGCGTCTTGCCCCTCGGCTCACTTATGTTCAGCCGCGCGCTCGTGCGCTGGACTTCGCTGGGCATCTATCGTGCCCAGCTCGCACAATCTGGCTCTGGCCATCCGCTTGTGTTGGAAATGGAGAATAGCGTCGGGCCGGTCGAATGGAAGCGTATCGCACCTGGCATCTTCTATGGCTTCGGAGACTTCGCCGGCACAGTGCTGCCGGAGGTTGGACAGAATGACCAAGTTGGCACTCTTCGGCTCGACGTCATCAATCTCAAGGGCGTGCCAACATTGCGGCTGATGTGCCGAGACTTAGGTGAGCAACTGACAGATGGTGTAGCGCCCTGCACTATTGACATTCGCCGTTATCGATAACACGTTGACGGCAGAGCGAATTACGCGGGTCGGGTCGATAGCACGATCCGGCCCGCTTTGTTTTTATGGCAATCGCATACGTCAATCAGGCGGTCAGCAGCGGAAACGAAACCTCGCAGTCAAGCACTGCCTGGCCTGTCGCTGCCACGATCAATGCTGGCCGCCTGGCCATCCTCATCCTAGCCCTCGATAACCGCAGCACCGCAGATGGTCAAACCTCAGACGTCACCAATGTCACAGACACCAAGGGGAACACCTGGACAAAGGCAGGTGAGTACACCAACACGGTGGGCGGCGCGGCGGCAGATGGCGCGACCGTCGCGGTTTGGTATTCAGTCATTACCACTCAACTCACAACTAGCGACACCATCACTACAACCTACTCCGGCGCGGTCGTAGCCAAAGGCGCTTTGTGTGAAGTCTTTTCGATGGGCGCGGTCAGCACAGTTTCCATCGCTGGCACTGTCCAGGTCTTAGCCAATGACAACGCTGATGCCGGCAGCATGACCATCTCCGGATTGTCCAGCGCTGAATACCTTTTCTTCCGAGCGATAGCCAGCGAGACAGACACACGCACGATGTCTGCGACTACTGCCAGCTATACCACTACGACCGGAGTTCTTTCGGGTACGGGTGGCAGCGAAAAAGGTCACATGGCAGGAACGATTGAATATCGCATCCTGACAGGAACCTCCAGTACATCCGATCCGACCATGACGGACACGACCGCGGATCGGGCTTCACTCTTTATTGCGTTCAAGGAGAATGCTGGCGCCACTCAGAGCGTGACTGTCAGCGCGGCCACGGCTTGCACCCTCTCTGTCGTGAAGGCTCCAGCGCGAGTGACTAGTTTGTCATCCGCAGAAGTAGCGGTTTTGCTTCGCCAGGTTAACAAATCACTTGCTGTTACAGGCAACGAAGTGGCCACGCTCACAAAGCAACCAAAGAGGACAATCCTCGCCACCGCCACTCAAACTCCATCGTTGAGTAAGCAGCCCGGCAAAGTTGTGAGCGTAGCCAGCGCGGAACTCGCCAGCGTTGTCAGGAGCCCACAGCGCGTGGTGAGTCTTTCGTCAGCTGAAGTTCCATTGCTGCTCAAGCAAGCGAACAAGGTAATGGCCAGCGTGAGTGCAGGGCCCATACCGAGCATCACAAAGCAGCCCGGAAAGCTACTGAGCGCCACCAATTCCGCTGCGGTAAGTATCGTCAAGAGCGTGCTCAGAGCGTTGGCAGTCAATAGTGCAAATGTTCCCAGCATGACTACAGCGCTGCTGGTTACTTTCTACGATCGCGGTGGCTTGACCATCGGCAGCGCGACGCTTGGCACATGGGGCATGGGTGGAACGATGTTTGGTCCATCATCCGTGCCGTCAGGTCTGTCAGTGTCCACGGCTTGCGTCATTTCGCTGAAGCGCGTGCCAAGTATGCTGATCGTGTTGACCGCAGCAGAGGCGGCTCTGATGGCAAAACAAGCGCAACTTCAGCCGTTCTCTCGAACGACAACAGAGACACCTGTCGTCACAAAGCAAGCGGCCAAGCTCGTTGACCAAGCAGCCAGTTCAACACCTTCACTGCTTAGTCAGGTAACCAAGATCATCATCGCTGTAGCCACTGGCGTACCGGCGCTGATGCGCCAGGTGCGAAGTGTTATCTCAGTCCAGAACACAGTTGCGGTCGTCATCGTCAAACATCTGCTTCGCTCATGGGCGGTGAGTCTGGTCAGCGTTCCCGCGGTGCGCAAGCAGCCGGGGCTCGCATCCTTCTCCCTCTCTCAAGTTACCGCACCGCATGTGTTGGCCCAGCCGCAAGTCTGTCCCAGTGTCACCGCTAACGAAACGCCGGCGAAAACCATTGAGGCTCGGCATCTGGTTTCGATTAACGCAGGCGGCACCCCTAGCCTCTTCAGGTCCGCGCACCGGATCTTAGCTGCGGCAAGCGCCGCCCTCTCATTTGCCATCAAGAGCCCATCTCTCTCAATTCGAATCGATGCGCCGCGAGAGAACAATTACTCCGCTGAGGCCGGAAGTTCCACCTTAGGCAGCGGTGCAATAGGTGGCGCATCTTGGACACCGCAAGCAGGCGCCACATTGGCGATCACCCCACAAGTCAACGTTCAGCCTGATAAACATATCTCAGCACAGAGCACGGGCGCGGCCATCCTCTTTGACATTCTTCTGGGTCGTGTCCTGGTAGTTATCGCGGCCAGTACGCCAACAGTCATCCGCAAGGCCGCTACCGCGCTCCTTGTTTCTTCCGTTACAGCCGTGCAACTCATCAAGTCCGCACTGGTGCCGATGTCCGTGATTGCGCCTGGAATGCCGGCCTCCACCCGTCAGGCACAGATTTACTCATCAGTGACGGTCTCGACAGCGCCATTGCTTGAGCGCGCGGTCGCACTCGTGAAGATGGCCATCTCCAGTGGTGAGCCGGTCGCCCTCAGAAACGTGCAAATGGCGATCGTGAGAACATCATCATCGATACCGGCCGTGTTGCGTTTTCCGCTGCTTATTTTGGTCGCCATCGCCAGCGAAATTGTGAGCGTGCGACGTGATGCCGGGCTGCTCATAGCCAGCCAGGCCGCAGGGACACCGACTGTGCAGCGCGCTATCGGCTTCATTATTGCAGCCCCGGCAGTGGTCACCGCCTCTGTCATCCGATCCGCTCGCATGGCCATCAGCTTCGCTACTCATGCACTGGCGACTTTGATCAAGTTCCTCACGCGGCGAGTTCTAACGCCTTCCAGCGTTGCGCTCGATTCAGACGGAACAAGTCAGGTGGCATTGAATTCGGATGGCACTACCAAGGTGGAAATGGAATCAGACGGTACTAACTCAGTGAGGATTCAATAACATGCACCCAAACATCACAATCAAACGCGGTGACGCTGGCAAGGTAATCAGCGGACAGTTCCTCGACGCTAACGGTGATCCGGTTGACCTGTCAGGCTCGACGTCTCGGAAAGTGTTCATGCGAAAGCAGGGCAGCACGACAAACAAGATTGATGGCGCCGCTTTTGAGCTGTTGGATGAATCCACTGGTACCTGGCGCTACACCATGACTGCGAACGATGTTGATACAGCCGGACATTACAACCTTGAATTTGAAGTCCGACGCCCCGGCATCGTGGATACGTTCCCCACGAATCCGGAAGATCCCTATGTCACGGTTCTTATTCAAGACACATTGGAATAATCGTGACTGAAAACCTAAATCAAACGTTCCTGCTACCATCGAGCGCACATGCCAGACGACCAGTTAATCACTAATGTGAACATCAGCCTTCCGACCAGGAGAGCGCCTGACTACTTTGATGAGTTGGGACGCACCGGCCTGCAACAATATGGCGGCTGGATTCAAGAGGAATTTCTTAACGAGCTCGCGGGCGCGCGCTGGCGCCGCATCGTTAATGAAATGCTGGCAAACGATCCGGTCATTCATGCCATGTTCTTTGTAGTCGAACAGTTGACGCGCGGCGTTGACTGGAAGATCAAGGCGGGCGGTGATGACAACGATAGCAAGGCAACAGCCGAGTTCGTTCAATCAAATCTGGATGACATGTCTCAAAGTTGGAAGGACCTCATCAATGAGATTCTTTCCTTCCTGCCCTGGGGCTGGAGCTATCACGAGATTGTTTACAAACAGCGGAAGGGTGAAAAGCCAGGGTCAGTTGTGAATCCAACAACCGGCAAAGATGAAGAACTGCCAATCAGCAAGTTCAATGACAACCTTGTCGGCTGGAGAAAAATGCCGATTCGCTCTCAGGATTCACTCGAACGATGGGAGCTCGACGATCGTGGCGGCATTCAGGGCTTGTGGCAGCAGACGTGGTTTAGTCGCAACTTTATTCCCATCGATAAGAGTCTTTTGTTCCGAACTTCAATCCACAAGAACAATCCGGAGGGCCGATCGCTCTGCCGTCGCGTCTATCGTTCCTGGTATTTCAAGCAGCGCATTGAGAATATCGAAGGCATTGGAATCGAGCGGGATCTAGCTGGCTTGCCAGTTGGCTTAATGCCGGCGGCTTATTTGGACGCAACGTTGTCACCCGATGATCCCAAGCGAAAACTCCGAGTTGAGTTCGAAAAGATCATTACCAACATCCGCAATGATGAACAAGCAGCACTGTTGGTTCCTTCAGACTTATACCCAAATACTGACCAACGAATGTTTGACGTGAAGCTGCTTTCCACTGCCGGTACGCGACTGTTCGACACCGGGAAAATCATTCAGCGTTACGACATTCGAATTCTCATGACGCTGATGGCTGATTTCCTCCTGTTGGGCCATGACAAAGTTGGTTCGTTCGCTCTGGCCAGTGCTAAGACGGAACTGCTGTCCATCGCGCTCGGTGGCTTCCTCGATATCATCAAAGATGTTTTCAACCGTCATGCCATTCCAAAGTTGCTGAGACTCAACGGCAAGCGCACAGACAATCAGCCCACCCTCGAGCATGGCGATGTTGAAACCATCGATCTCAAAGACCTCGCTGATTTGGTGTCGAAGGTTTCAGGTACCAAGATTGAGCTGAGCGATGAAGAACAGGATTGGGTTCTAGAACAGGCAGGCATGCCGGTGGTTCCTGGAAAACGGGCGAAGCTTCGAGAAGAGTCCGAAAGGAAAGCTGAGAAACTTGCGCAGCAAGCCGCAGCGGCGAATCCCACTCCAATGAATCAGCCTGAGTCTCAGCCGGGGCAACCTGGCGCCAAGGGCAGTCGGCCACCTCGGGCCAGTGCGCCCCAGCAGCCCGCTGCTGCGTGATTCATCGAACTGTGTTATTAGAGATACGTCATGCGCTTTAGATTTCGCCCGCCATTCACTGACCCGCCCAAAACTGCCGTTGAGCCTGATATTCCTGAACAAGCATTTGATTGGTCCGAAACAGAACTTGATGCACTCAGCGAGGTATCGCAGGAAGATTTGGACGATACCAGCAATTGGTTAAGGCGCATCGGTCATGAAGATGCGGCAAAGCTGTTTGATGCGGAAACCGAATAAGCTCTCATGCCTCTCACTCTTGATAACGTCATCTGGGATGCTGAACAGCAACGGTATCTAACCGCGCGCGGACGAGCCCTCACTGCCAAAGAGGTTCGCGGTCTCATTGATGGCCTCGTGAAAACATCTGCCGCACGCATGAAGGCCTGGGCCAGTCAGATGCAAACCGGAAAACTCAGTGTTCCGAAGTGGCAGGCGCTAATGGCGAAGGAAGTAAAGAACCTTCACTCGGCGACTGTTGTGATTGCACGCGGTGGGCGCGGTTCGATGACGCCCAGGGATTGGGGCAAGCTTGGCGCAGACCTGAAATTCCAGTTCAAGCATTTGCGCGATTTTGCCCTGGCAGTTCCCCGAACCATTGTTGAGCGAACCGCCGCGATTCCTGCGCGCGCGGAGATGTACGGAACGGCCGGAATTGGCAGTTACGAAAACTCAGTCCTTGACCGCAACATTGAATTCGGATTGAGCATTGCCCGCCGCGTCATGGCCCGTGGGGTTGATTCTTGTGATGTTTGCATTGATGAAGATGACCTTGGCTGGCAAGACATCAACGAGATTCGCCGGATAGGAGATTCACCTTGCGGCGCTCGCTGCAACTGCATCATTGAGTACGAGGAAGAGACCTTCTAAAGACTACTCTCACGCCTTCTCCCGTTTCCCAAAAACTCACTTCTCAAAGAGTCTCAAAACTTAAATCTTTCCATCCTGCTACATTCGGCGGCGATGGCAGATACCGGCAAAAAGAAAAAGACTCCCGGGCTTCACTACCTGACGCAGTTCATAGCTGCCGTTAAGGCGAAGTTGAAATCCGGCAATCTTACCGAATCCGATCTCAACGAGATTGTGAAGCAGACTCGGTCTCACGCCGGCGGCAAGGCCAAAGCTGAAAAGATGAAGCCCGCCGTCGCCAGCCTCGTGGCCGTCGAAAAACAGTTCGCTGAGGATGACGGATTCAAAGGTTTGGTCATCTGCTTTTACCCCAGCGCCGATGCCGCTGCGCAACTTGCCATTCCTTCCGGCGAGCTACCTGAGGACCTGCACCTAACCCTCTGCTATCTGGGCGACGCTTCTCAATTCGGAGAAATGGCAATCGCTGATGTGCTGGTCGCCATGCGCAATATGGCAGGCTGGCAAACGCCGCTGGCCGGTGAAGTCTCCGGTATCGGGCGGTTCATCGGTGATGGCGAGGAAGATGTTTTCTACGCCTCCGTTGACATCCCCGGACTTAATGAGTTTCGCGCTGACTTGGTGCGTCGCCTGGCAAGCTGCGGAACTCCTGTAAATGCCGAGCACGGCTTTGACCCGCACATAACGCTGGCCTATTTGCCCAAAGGTGATCCCACGCCGGATTACGACATGAGCGATATCGCGCTGCGGTTCGATCGGCTGACCGTGAAGATTGCCGACCGCCGCGTCGACTTGCAGATGTTGCCGACCAATAACTATTCCGAGGTGGCCGACCTTTGTGCTGACGGTCAAAAGATGCGGTTGTTTATCGAACAGCCGGAGCGATTTGCCGAGCCTCCGGCCACGTTCAACTACCTGCCGAAGCCTGGCGTTTACACCTCTCCGCGTTATGGCGAAATCACAATCACGCGTGAGCGCAATGAGCGCTTTGTGGAGAACTTTCGGAACAAGGTGTACCAGGAAAAGCTCCCCATTGATTGTGAACATGACTTGGCGCAATCCGGCGCAACCGGCTGGATTACCTTGCTCACGGTGAACGAGGACGGGTCAGTCGATGCCTCAGCTGAATGGACCGATCGTGGAATCGACTTAATCAAAAAAGACCGCTTCAAGTACTTCTCGCCGGCGTGGTTTGACCAATGGACAGATCCGGTGAATCCGGACACCAAAATCAAGGACGTTGCCATTGGCGGCGCCCTGACCGTCCGGCCCTTTTTCAAAGAGAAGGCATTGCAACCGCTGGTCGCCAATGAATCTGGCGAACTGCAGCTTGCGAGTTCAATGACCGTCGATCAGCCAGGCAAAGGATTCTCAGAGATTTTTTTTACTTCGTTAGCGCCGAAAACTACGGACGATGCCGGAGCGCCGGCGACTACTTCTGAAGGAGCAACAGATATGACTACCGCCGCAACTGGTCAGCCGAACGTGACCGAACTGCAAACCAAACTTACGGCCGCCGAAACGTTGGCTGCAACCGAAAAAGCCCGCGCCGATGCAGCGGAAGCGAAGCTCGCAGAGCAGCGCACGGCAGGCGAAAACCTGACTACGGCCGCGGAGCAAATCACACAGCTGACTGAAAAAGTAGCGGGCCTGGAGAAAGACAAACGCGCCTCTCAGTTCGGTGAGATTTCAAAGGACTGGATTGGCGAGCGGCAGGGCCACATCGACATGCTGGAGTTCCTGGCCACCAAGACTGAGAAGGGGCAGGAGTCGCCGGAGTTCAAGGCGTATGTCGAAAGCCAGAACGCGACGGCCGCCCGCCTGAAATCGGCTGACCTTTTCACTGAGCGTGGTAGTTCAGCCCCAGCGGCTAACAGCGCTGCTGCAATGATTGACGCCAAAGCAAAACAACTCTCAGAGGCGAGCGGCGGCACATTAACGTTCGAAGCCGCCATGGCGCAGGTAGTGAAGGATCAACCGCAGCTCTACAGCGATTACTTACGTGAGCAGAGCGGCACCATCACGGTCTAAGAATTTTCGTTTCGCAAGGTCCGAATATATGCGTCCATCGCGGCGCGCCGACAAAAGGAGTCGCTAATCATGTCATACGAAATCCCTGGCCCAGGCTGGACACTTGAAGCCGCCGCCGATTATCGCACCAAGCAGTTTTTCTTCGTGGACGTTGATGACAACGGGCGCGCTCTCTTGCCTACGGCCGACGGTCAGATCTGTGTCGGCGTCTTGCAAAACGATCCGCTTCAGTTCGAAGCCGCAACGATTGTCGATCTCGGCATCGTGAAGGTCGTTTCCAACGGCACCGTTGAAATTGGCGACGACGTCGCATGCGCGAATGGTGGCAAAGCCAAAGAGGCTGCCTCAGGCGAATACATTCAGGGCAAAGCTCTTGAAGGCGACGGCGGCGTGGATGGCGCAATCATCCCTGTTTTGCTGCGGCCTCAAGGTCGTCTGGCGTAATCGAGTCAGTAACGTCGCAATCGGTAGAGTTTGCCGCGCGACTGAACGTTTGAATTAACTTTCTCAAGGAGCATCAGCCATGCAACCAACCCCAGGCCAGGTCCACGTAAACCGGATTCTGACGAATCTGTCGATTGCTTACATCCAGGCACAAAGCCAGTTTATCGCCAATCGCGTTTATCCAATTGTGCCCGTTGAAAAGCGGTCAGACTCGTTTCGCGTCTATCCCAAGGATGCGTGGTTCAGGGATGAGGCCAAAAAGCGCGCTCCTGGAAGTGAGTCGGCTGGCGGCGGCTACGATGTCAGTACTGATAACTATTTCTGCGACACGTACGCCTTCCACAAGGACGTTGATGATCAAACGCGTGACAACGCGGATGCCGATATCAACCTCGATTCGGACGCGACTGATTTTGTCACGACCAAAATGCTGCTCAAGCGTGAAAAGGTCTGGGTGACAAAGAACTTTCAGCCTGGCGTATGGGGCACTGATGTCGTTGGCGTTGCTTCCGGGCCCACTGGCACTCAAGTGTTGCGCTGGGATGACGCGAACTCCGATCCGCGTGCAAACGTGAAAGCAGCGCGTCGCAAGATTCTTTCGACAACCGGATACGCGCCCAACACTCTGGTCCTTCACTATGACGCCATGGATGCGCTGATTGATCACCCGGACTTCATTGAGCGCATCAAGTACACCACTCGCGAGTCCGTGGATGAAGCGATGCTGGCGAACTTCTTCCGGATCAAGCGAGTGCTTGTCGCCGGTGCAATTGAAAATGCCGCCAAAGAAGGTCAGGCACCTGCCCAAATGGACTTCGTTTTTGGGAAGCATGCGTGGCTTGGCTACGTTGCCGAGCGCCCGGGCCTGATGGCGCCTTCCGCCGGCTACACGTTTTCATGGAAGCACGCTCCACTAAAGACGGATTTGGGAGTCCAAATCAAACGTTTCCGTATGGAGCACATCGAATCCGACCGCGTTGAAGGTCAAATTTCGTTCGATGACAAGATCGTAGCAACCGACCTGGGATACTTCTTCCAGAACATCGTTTCGTAAATTGTCAGCTAGCTGAGGCCTCCACGAACAGTACTTCGCATCGGTGAGATGCTTTTGAACAAGGAGAGTTAGAGATGTCCAACACTCATCGAGTCCTTCGACATTTTAAGGTTGGAGCAATGCGCACACCTGGCGAGTTGATTGATGCCAGTAACCTGCGAACCGTTGACGCGTTGGTAGCCCAGCGGTATCTCGCGCCTTTGAGCGCGGACGACCCGGCGACTGTGGGCAGCGGCAGTGGCCCAACTCCCGATCCCAAGATTGCTCAGGATCGAATGGTGGAACAGGAAGCTGGCCGCAAAGGTGGCCCCAGCGACGACGTCGCAGAGGACAGTCCTGTCGGTGGAAGAACTGACGGGCCCACACTCGAGGAATATGTTGCGGCTGGCTACAAAGCCGAGAACTATCCGCCGGACGGCTACGCTGAGAGACCTTCCGCTGGATTGACTGAGTATCGCGCCTCTCAGAAGGCAAAACGTCTCAAAGGCAGACTCCCTGAGGATTTCCCAGGCCACAAGGCGCTCAGTGAGGCTGGTCTCGATACGTACGCGAAAGTCCGCCGCCAGTTGGATACGCTTGAGGATCTTGACGGCATCGGGCCAAAAACCGCCGAAAGCATTCGCGAGCAGTTCGCCAGTGAAGCCGCGGGAACTGATGACGAGGATGAAGCCGACCACGGTGATGAAGTCGTGGATGCCGCCAATGAAGATTCTGAGCCTGGCGATTCCACGGTTCCCAAAGCACCCAACGCCGGCGACTAGTCGTGTTCGATTTGGAATTAGCGGACTAAGGAGAGCGACTTTTATGTCAAAGGTACGAAAACGCGGCATGACGTACATCATGTCCGGCATCGAGGTTGACGCGGGCGGCGCCAAGGCAGGCGGCAAGGTCCTCGCAACCGAAGAATACGTTGATGGCAAAGCGCTCGGTAAAAAGACTGTCCGCATTCAGCACTCGGACCTTACTGATGCTGTAAATGGTCATGCGCAGGTCGTAAACATCGGCACGATTCTTCCCGCAAACGCCGTCATCCTGGCCCATGAAGTCAACATTGCCACCTTGTTTTCAGGCGGTAGCGTTTCTGCGGTCAAGCTCGACGTCGGCGCCACTGACCCCGACGCCATTATCAGTCAGATGGATGTGTTTACTGGCGCAGAGACTGGCGCACTCGCACCCCGGACCGGCGTACACCCTCAGGGCAAGTTCAGCGCTCAACAGTTGGTGGCCACGTTCACGCCTGATGGTGGCCATACGCTATTAGCTCTGACCGCCGGCGACCTGACGATCACCATTTGGTACGCGGTGCTCGCGTAAGAATTTCCTTGATCTTTGAATTGAGGTAGCTCGTTTGGGCTGGACATACGATTCAGATTTACCGACCGATAAGGACCGCGTCCGGTTTCTTATTGGTGACACGGATGCCAATGATCCCATCATGCAGGATGGTGAGATCAATTATGTGCTGACTGTTCATGCCAATGTTAACCGAGCCGCCGCCGCTTGCTGCCGTGCCATAGCCGCCAAACTTCGCCGCGAACTTACTCTCAACCCTGCTGCCGGTTCAATATCTCTCGATCCACAAAAGCAAGCGGATGGCTTCATTGATCTGGCCAATGAACTTGAGCAACAGGCGCTTACATCTGGTGGCGCTGGCATCTTCGGAGGCGGTATTTCCAAAACTAGCAAGGCTGCTCAGGAGAGCAGTTCCGATCGTGTGAAGCCGGCGTTCACGGTTGACACGCATCACGTATCGTCGCCGGTTGATAGCAGGCTGATGGAATCATGATGCAATGCCACACGCACTCGCTGCCAAAGCTGCCAAGCTCGCCCTTAAAGTCTCCAGGCGCTCGCCGGCGTCAATGCCTGACAAATGCCTGATTATTTCCACCGGCAGGGTCAGGGATGTGCGCGGCGGTTCATCTGTCACACCGACAGGGATTCCAGAATACACACCAGCCGATTTAGTTCCCTGCCGGGTCGAAGGACGCGCGGGCCAGGAGCGTGAGGTTGGTGGCTTGGTGCAGTCGACGACGATTTACACGGTGCGATTGATGGCGCTGAAACCAGACGGCAAGACGCCGGTGAGGGTGGCCCAAAAGGACCGCATCTATGTTTTGCCCCGGGATCCATTGCCTGGCCGTATGTTGGAAGTTGAAACGATGGCCTATCGCGAAGGCGTCTCAATTGATGTAGTTGCCCTATTGAAAAGCTCATAAGCCAATGCCCGTAAAGACAAGACGCAAATCCGCAATTATGAGCACGATGCTGGCTACGGCAGCGCGGATGGATCACCTGGTTGAAGTTCACGCGCGCGGCGCGGCTACGCTGGCCAGTGAGCTCGCGCCAGTCTCAGACAAGAACGAGCCAGGTTACGTTCACATGTATGAGGTGATTGAGGCCAAAGAACAGCGACGCGGCCGGTGGCGAATCATCGTGAACAAGGGATATGCGATTTACGTCGAATTGGGCACGGTGTTTATGGATGCGATTCCCTTCTTCCGGCCGGCGATTGCTTCTGCACGTCGGGCTCTTAGGCATGACCTGAAAATTGTGAAAGGCACACCGCGAATAAGCTGATGCGATGCCAAATTGGGAGTTGGACAGTTTTGAGAGATGGGCGGTCCCGACTATTGCCGCTGCGGTGGGCCATGAGCGTATCTACAACAGCTTTCGTGCTGTCCCTCGGTCGGACCATGACACGGCTGGTTTTGTCGTTATGCGGCTTGTGCCTGGCATTCGTCAGAACACTCGAGTTCAGGGCCCTGAGCCAATCATTGTCCGCCCAAACTATGACATCACCGTTGTCACGAAAGGCTCTCCCACTGATGCGTCTGAGGAAATGGTTAGGCAGATGGTTCCCGCGCTACAGCCGGTACCTCCGGCAACGAGTGGGGACTTTCTCATCAGTGGCGCCTGGCAGTACCCGCTCTCATATGAATCAGCCGGCCTGGTGGCAGAGGAATTCTTTACGTATCGCGGCGGTAACTTTCAGTTTTGGATGACGCGCAAACCCTAAGGAGTCGTAACTATGATTCGATCTAATGTAACCATCACCACTCAACTCGGCATCGAGGTAACGCCGGGCACCTCAGTTGCCGCCAATCGAATCATCCGGGCCCTTAGCTTTATGCCGCGGCTGCGGCGCGATCGCAAACCGTTTCGTCCGCGCGGCAAGAAGTTCTCAACTTTGGTGACCACCGGAAAAGAGTGGGGAGAGGGCGGCTATGATGGCAAGGGCTGCTATAACGCGCTCATCTATTTGCTATCGGGTCTGTGCCCTGCGGTGACCCCGGTGCAAATTGGCGCCACGGCCGCGCGCAAGTGGACCTTTCAGCCGAACTCCAGTCAGGAAGATTCAACGCGCAAGACCTACACGTTCGAAGTTGGCAGCAGCGTTGCTGTGGATCAGTTTGCTTTTGGCCAACTGGCCAGCATGAACCTGAATTTGACTCAGGATGATGTTGATGTAACCGGCAACCTGTTCACGCGCAAGCCCGTGGCGAGCCAAACGCAAACCGCATCGCCCACCGAAGTGGTTGCGCGACCGATTCAGCGCGGCCAGATTGATGTTTTTCTGGATACCGTCTATGGCAGCATTGGCACCACAAAAGTGACGGAGAGTGCCAGAGAGTCCATCGCCCTTGGCGATAAGTACAAACCATTCTGGGCCCACAATACCTCGTCGCCTTCTTTCCGTGATGTGGTCGAAGTGGCGCCTCCGTGCACCTTCAGCTTTCTCACGCCGTACAACTCGCAGGCACGGGCCTACATTGCTTCATCAATGGATGCGGATGCTTTGCACTACATGCGCATCCAGGCCATCGGTGATCAGATTGCTTCTGATGCCGGAACTCCGGTCTATGAATCTCTGAAGTGGGACATCGCCGGCAAGTTCGTGGAACCCGATGAGACTGAAGAACAAGATGCTTTCTCTAAGGAATTCCATTTTGAGGCCGTGGACGATCCAACCAATCTTGGCAGCGCGTTCAAAGTGGAAATCATTAACCTGTTGACAGCTTTGTAAGGTGAAGGCCTTCATTGGCCAGATAAATCATGGATATCTCAAAACTCAAAAGCCCGCCATTTCCGGCTGAGCTTTCTTTTGGTGACACTCCGGATGACGTTCTCAAGATGTTGCTTGATCCCAACATCGTTACGGAGAAGTTTCTCATTGATGCCGACCATTCCGCGCGGCAAATCTTCAAGTCCACGGTGGCCAGCATCCGGCTCGCGCTGAAGCATCAGACGGGCCCGGTCTCGCTTGAGGAACCGGCTGCGGCATTGCCTGGCGGCAGAAAGAAGAAGAAGCTCACCAAGAAAGAGCGCGAGCGGCAACTAAAGGACATCGCGGACAAAGCCGCGGCGCCGGTGGGCATTGAGGCTCTGGAAGATTTGATTCCGGCTGAAGATGAAAGCTGGTTACTGGCCCAAGCCGCTGAATGTACCTTCATGGCTGAATCGCTGGCCCGGGTTATTCTGGAATGGAACCTCACGCACCAGGGCAAGACCGTTCCGATCACTGAGCCGCGTGATTTTGAATGCTGCCATGCTGCAGGTTCTGATTGCCGGCATGCTTCGGATTTCCTCCGCGCGCGCAGCCGCGAAGTACTGCGCAAACTCTTCAAGTACGTGATGTTTGAGGCACAGGCCCCGGAAAAAAAAGCCGATACGCCATAAAGACCTATCTGGTCGATGGCGTTGAATGGGAAAACCTGCCGCTGCCGGAATGGTTCTGGACTCACCACGATGCCCGCATTTGTCGGGTACCTGTTTACGCGGCTTCTGACATTTCAGAAGTTCCTTTTCGCGTCCGATATCAGGCCCGCGCTTACCATGAAGCATTGAGAGAGGCCCGCATTAAACTCTCAGACAAGAACGGCTTCTATGGCGTGAAAACAGTTGAATGGTAAATCTTAAATTTCGGCTGGGTGCTATGGTCTTGAAGGCTCGGTCCGCATAACTGGGAGCGGATAGGCCGGAGGCCATATGACCTGGAAGTCGAAAGATTAGAAGCAGTCTTTACGAGCAACACGGCTCAGGCTTTGCGCAACGCGCGCGAGCTGGACGCCGCCCACCTGACGCTCGATAAGAATCTCAAACAGTCCAAAGGCCTGGATAAGTTTTCCACTGATTCCACCAAGGCCGCAGTCTCAGGCACTAAGACCGCGCGCACTCTCAAAGACCTCTCCACCTCAACTAAGAAGGTTGAAGATGACAGCGGCAAGGCCTCTCGAAAAATCAGGGGCATGGCGTCGGAGATGGACGCTGCCAAGAAGTCTGGCTCCGGGCTATTCTCCATGCTCAAACAGGGCTTCACCATGGGCAGTGGTGGCGTCTTTGGCGGTAGCGGCGGCATCATTCCCGGTCTCGCCAACATTTCACAAATCATTCAGGGCATCCCCGCCGTTGGCCAACTGGCTCACGCGATAATCACTCCATTACTGCAAGGAGCCGAAGAAGGTATCCGTCTCAACATGGTTCTGGAGACGACGGAGATTGCCTTCACTCAGGTTGCAGGCAGCGCTGACAAAGCGCACGCCCACATCATGAAGCTCCAGCAGTTTGGGGCGCAGTCTCCTTTCCGATTCGAAGGCCTGCTCAAAGGCGCTCAGTTGATGAATGCCTTTGGGTTTGGTTTAGAGGAGCAAATTCCTAAGCTGACCATCTGGGGCAACGCGATCGCTGCCTCGGGTGAAATCTCTGAAGAATCAATTCATCGCGTGATCACTGCGTTCGGACAGATGCGCATGTCTGGCAAGGTAAATGCCCAGGACATGATGCAACTAACAAACGCCAATCTCCCCGGTTGGCAACTGCTGGCAAAGGCCATCGGCAAGACTGTTGCTGAAACGCGGAAGCTCGCAGAGCAAGGAAAGCTGAACGGGAAAGTCGCCGTCGAAGCCATCACGGAGATGATGCGCATCGATCCCCGCTTCCAGGGGATGATGGACAAACTCCAGACCACCGCACAGGGCCGTCTTAGCGCCCTCCAGGACACGGTCCAAATTGCCCAGGGCACAGCTACCAAGGGCCTCACCGACAATCTCTCAAAGACGATGGGCGACGTCCTTGGCCGTCAGGACGTGGTTGGCCAGCTAGCCGGCGTGATCAATTCCGCGCTCACGCCGGCGAGCCAGCTAATTGAGTTGGGTGTGCGAACCATCCTCGCGCCAGGTATTACGAGCGGCCTTGCAGAAGCTATCAGCGCGGGCAAGAGCTATGTCGCCGACGCCATGATTGATATGGCGAAGGACAGCATTATCGGATCGGTGAAAGACACCCTCGGGATTCAGTCGCCGTCGCGTGTGTTCTTTGAAATGGGTTCGGATTCGATCATCGGTTATCGCGATGGTGCCATTGCTCAATTGATGGAAGCGCGCGGCACGCTGATCGGCGGCTTCGATAACATGCTTGACGAGCTTGAGGGTCATCTGAACTCACGCCAGCGCCGCTTTCTCGCCAGTCAGGAAAATGCCAAGAAGAACCTTGAGGAATTGGCGAAGCGCGAGCCTGGCTTCATGGAAAAACTGATTTCAGGCAGCCGGGCGCGCGGGATCAATCCCGATCATCTCTTGAACGTGATGGCTGTCGAAACATCCGGCACGTTCGATCCGTCGATCAAAAATCCAAACTCGTCTGCCTCTGGTTTGATCCAGTTCATGCGCGACACGGCCAAAGCGCTCGGTACCACTACCGAGGCGTTGCGCAAGATGTCCGCAACTCAACAGCTTGATTATGTTTTCAAATACTTCGATCAAAAACAGTATGCCGGAAAGCTCTCAACCCAGGGTGCCGTATACGCAGCTGTTGGCGCTGGCCATGTCGGCGCGGGTGATGACTCTGTCCTAATGCGGCGCGGCGATCGGGGATACGAGGGAAACAAAGCGACCTGGGATCGCAACCTGGACGGCATCATCCGGCAAGGCGAGATGGCCCAGGCCGCAATCGTGAAGCTTGGCGCCGGTATTACCTTCACAGTGAATGGAACCCCGATTGGGTTTGGCAATCCGATGCCAGTGACCTGGGGTGGCGACATCAGTGGCGGCGCCTCGTCGGCGATGGCTCCGATGGGACGTCCAGAGATGGGCATCGGAATCATGGGCGCCGGCGCTGGCAACGTGACTGTGACGGCCGGATTGTTGACAGCGAACTTGCCCACAGCCAAAGAGTGGGCCGTGATGTCGAGCAAGACACTGCTCAACTTTCATGAGATTAAACCGCTCATTGATGAATCTTCGCTCTACGCAAAGGATCTGGCAGACGAAACCAAACGTGGCGCTGATGAAGCCCACCGCGGCGCCGGTGAGTGGCGTGATGCCGTAATGGCTGTTGGTTCACTGCAGCAAAAGCTCGCAGAGTTCAATGACACGCTGCCAAAAACAGGTGAGATGATGACGGACATCTTCATCTCAATTCCCGCTCGGTTCGGCGATGTTGTGGGCGACGCTGTCAACAAGGCAGACGGGACGATCACAGGCTTCTTCAGCGACCTGCGTGAAGGGTTTCTGGGTACGGTGAAAGGCATGCTGGCTGATATTGCCCGGACTTCCATCACCAAAGGCATAGGTTCCCTCTTCACGGCGGCTGTAGGCACTCCAGAGATGGATCCAAACACTGGCGAACCTACCGGTGGCGTTAAAGGCGGCGTGGGCTGGATACGGTCCATTCTGAGCGTCTTTGGAATTGGTTCCACTTCAAAGAATGATGCAGTTGGGGCGAGTGCAACCACGGCGAACACCAGCGCCACGCTGGCCAACACGGTCGCGGTAACCAACCTCACAGCCACGATGGCGGCGGGCGCGGCTGTCGGCGGCGCAACTGGCGGCAAGGGCCTTCTCGGAACCGTCCTGGGAATTGCGCTGGGTGCGCTTGGCGGCGCCGCAGGAGGTGGAGGTGGTGCGACGGCTGGCGCGAACCCGGGAAGCTTTGTTCCGGGAGGCTATCCATTGGTTGGTACTGGCTTGGGCCTTTTTGCAGAGGGCGGGCACGTCACGGCTGGGAAGCCTATCATTGTCGGAGATCACCCCACCGGTCGGCCTAATCCTGAAATCTTCGTCCCGCAGACTGCCGGCAACGTCGTTCCGCTCAACAAGCTCGGCGGCGGTGAAACTCACGTCCATATCCACCAACTCATTCAGGCGCCACAAGGAAAGATTGCGCCAGAGTCTGCGGAACAAGCGGCAATGAAATCTGTCGGCGCTGTGAGTCGTTACTTTGAACAGCGTGGGAGGAATGTGTAATGGCCTGGATCAATTTCGATGATGTGCTTTTGGATATCTATTACACGAACTTCGCCATTGGCGGTCCGGAGTTTTCGACTGCGCTGATTGATTCCCAAATGGGTCTTGAGCAGGCGCGGGTCAATCGCTATGACTACATCTCACGCTACACCATCGACTATTCCTCACTGAACAATCAACGACGCAAGGACCTCCGCACTTTTCACCTTCTGCGCTTTGGAATGGCATACGCTTTCCGGTTTCTGGCCCCTGACGATTCTACCGATGATGGCAAAGGCGTGATTCTGAATGCCGCCGGCGCGGAGGTAGCCGCGCTCGTTGGTGGAACAACCTACTATCTGGCGAAAAAGTACACCGACGTTCGCACCTATTACCGCCGCATCATCAAGCCAGCAGCGGGCACGGTTCAACTGAAGTATGGCGGCGTGAATGCTGCGTCTGTGCTTGACGCCAGCAACGGCTCGCTGGTGCCCACATCGAGCGGCAACGTTCCCACCTGGACTGGCACATTCCATCTGCCGGTGCGCTTCACAACCGACTTCAACGAAATGAAAACCGACGAAACCACAAACAGCGAGTGGAGCGGCGTTGGCCTGCGCGAACTGTTGCCCATCGCTCTCGGGATCACGATCTAGGAATTTGCCATGCCAGTATCCGCAGACATGAAAGAGTATCTGAAGGGCACGGCCGTCATTTGCTCTCTCGTCAAAGTAGTTGCCAAAGACGGCACTACTCTGGCCATCTGCAATCACACGCGCAATCTGACCTTTGAGTCGGTCAACTATCTCGCCTGGCCAATGCAGCCGACTCAGTTTCAACAAACGCAGGGCCTGACTCCAGACAATGCGGAAATGTCCAGCGTCTTGGCGGACCCTTTTTCAGACGTAAAGCTGCGCGGTCGCAAATGGTCAGGCGCGAGAGTGACTTACCAACTCGTCAATCCAATTGATCTTTCACTCGGCGCGATGATGAAGAAGGTTGGGTTCATTGGTGACCTTACCGTGCGCCGGTTCGATGCCACTTCTCAGTTTCGATCGTTGGGTCAGAAGCTCGCCCAGGCTATTGGCGAGATGGTTATGGAGGACTGCATTGTCGTCGAGTTGGGTGACGAGATGTGCGGCGTCGACCTGAACGCTGACACTGAGGATGGCTGGCCCATCACGACTACCGCCACAGTTACGAGCGTAGCCAATCAACAGCAATTCACCGTCAACATTGGAACGCCACGGCCTGACGGTTTCTATGACCGTGGCTCTGCTATCTGGACGTCCGGCAACAATGACGACATCGAAATGCACATTCTCAAGAACGTGGGGAATCAAATCACGCTCTTTGTTCCGGCTTATTTTGTAATTCAGGCGGGAGATAACATCACGCTCATTGCTGGCTGTGACCGGAAGCGCGCGACCTGCCGGGACAAGTTCGCGAATGTGCGGCGCTTCAGAGGTTATCCGGATCTTCCCGGGCGCAACAAGCTTTTGAAGTTTCCTGATTAAAACGATGACTACGAGAGCTCAAGTAGTAGTAGCCGCACACACGCTGCTAGGCGCTTCATACGCTCATCAGGGACGCGACATGGCGCATGGCTTCGATTGCGCTGGCACGCTCATCACCGTGGGACACCTGACGGGTCTTTCAGCTTTCGACTTCTTTGGATACTCGAGTGAGCCGGACGGAGAGACTTTCGAGCGCCTATTGGATGAAAACCTTGAGCGGCTTCCAGGGATTTATGAGGCCAAGCTGGGGGATGTCCTCGCGTTCGACTTTGGCAAGGGCATTCAACACTGCGCGATCGTGGTTGAGATTCTTGCACACCGTTTTGATTGGCGCCGGTTCACGGTCGTGCATGCGTTGCGGCCGCGAGATGAAGGCCGGAAGTCATTAGGCGTCGTGCGTGGCCCGTTGATGCCGGTTTATTCCCGGGCCCTCAAAAGCGCATATCAGATTCCGGGCATCATCGATTGACGTGAAAACATTTATCCGCTCATTGGCGCGACTACTGCTACCGGCCGGCCTTTTGGTCATCGGCTGGCCGCTAGTCGTGCATGCGGACCCGATTACCATTTCTTTCGGCACCGCCTTTCTCATCTCGCTCGCTGTCGGCGCGGCTACTACGGTCGGCAGCATGCTTCTGACCCGGCTGCTCACGCCAAAACAAAAGGGCGCCGAAAAAGGAAAGATGCAGGGCGAGCTCAGGCTTTCCGATTCTGCCTGGGGAGTTGCCAAACGCGAAGTCTATGGCCACCGCTTTGCGGATGGAATTGGCGGGGTTGAACTGGGTGTCAACGTCATCTGGATGAACAAAGAAGGCATCCGCAAACACACGCAGGTTGTCCAGGGCTCATCTGGTGGCGGAGGCGGCAAAGGTCCGCCTAAGCCGCCGCCTGAGACGCGCATCACTTACGACGTCGATATTGCGTGCTTGGTGGGCAAGGGCCCGCTCAGAGTTCTTCGTATCAAGTTTAACGAGGATGTTGTTTACAACGTGCCGGCGACGGTCGGTGAAGCCACTGGCCTGCTCAATTTGGACTTTGACCCAGAGCTTCCGTATGACCATCAGATTCTGCCGTTCAGCCCTTACGACCTTGACGACAATCCGAAGCTCCGTCACAGCCTGCCAATAGATCCCGACCCAAGTGACGGTTCAGTCGGTGGGACCATTGTCGGCGGCGCGTACTCTGACATTCGCATTTATGAGGGCAACGAAGATCAGGAACCGGATCCAGTGATTCAGACGGACGTCGATTCTATCTATGGCCCGAACTCGACGCCGGCATACATTGGCGACTGTTATTTCCGGCTGTCCGGCTTGAGCATCACAAAATACAACGGCTTCCCTAACATCGTGGTCCTGGCCGAACACACGGAACTTCACACCATTCAGGAAATTGTCATTTCGCGCGCGGTGCGCGTGGGTCTGCTGGAGACTGACTTTGATCTCACTGTCACCTCACTGACGGAAATCCGCGGCTATGCAATTCCCGATATGCAGGCGCCAAAGAAAGACATGGAAGATTTTGCCGCCATGTTCAACTTCGATTTCGTTGAGACGCCCGACGGCAAGATTCAGGCTGTTGATTTAACCGACCGCACGATTGTTGACACCATTGAGCCGAATGAACTGGCGGCATACGAAAAGGGCACTCAGGCGCAACCTCCAGTTGATACCGTGATCACGAAGATCCCTGATGAAACCCAGATGTGGAAGTTCGTCAAGGTCCAATTCTTTAGTCCGGAGAAGGACTATCAAACCGACGATCGCCAAGATGTCTATCCGTTTACCGAGTCCCAAAAAACAGAAACGCTGGAGTTCAACGCGACGCTGCTGCCCACCGAAGCCTATAACATTGCTCGGCGCGTGATGCAGATGCACTGGGCCGCTGCCACACCCCATGAGTTCTCATTGCTGGATAAACGCATTTGGCTCTATCCCTCTAATCGCATTCTGGTACCTATCACCGGCGAGTTACGGGCGGTGCGTCTGGCAGAGATTCAGGGTACAGCCCCAGGTGTTTTGAAGTGCTCCGCGATTTTCGATGAGCTCTCGGTTTTTGTCGGCGCGGGATTAGTACCAGCGCCACCGGCCGTCAATGTCGTAGTTTCCGCAAACTCGATTGCCACCTTCATGGACATACCTCTGCTGCATCCGGAGGCCGTCCCGGGCCTCTACATCGCAGCCAGGGCGAAGGACATAAGCCAGCCAGGCTATGTATGGCCTGGAGCGGCCGCGTTTCGCTACAAAGGCGATAGCCCACAACAGATGGCCACCTTCACGGCTCAGTGCATGATGGGCCGCGCAAATGGCGCCCTGGCAGAGGTGCCGTCCACCTGGGCGGATGCTCGGGAGAACTTCGTGAAGAAATTCTATGGCGGCACGGTGGGCGGCGGGGCGAGCGGTACCGGTGCATTGAATCGACTGCCGGATGACACGTTTGAACTGGCGCCATGGGCTGAACGTCTGCGCGAAAGCAACCCAATGCAGGTAGGCCAGCAGCTGGGCCGTGCGCTCTTCCTTTCCCTCGAGTATGAGGCGCGCGCGCGAGACAATGGCGAGTTTGTTACAGACCTCTATTCTGCCTATTTCAATCGCGCTCCGGATTCAGGCGGCTATGATTTCTATGTGGATGGTTTGGACGGCGGCGCCACGCGCGTTTCAGTCATCGCCGACTTTGAATCCTCGCTGGAGTTTACCGATCGCATTGAAACTGCAGCGGCGTCATTCTTTGACGACACTTCCACGGTGAGTGCTGATTTCTTCGGCGGCGATGAACCGTCATCGGTAACAGACGAGGAAGTCCGCGAGGGCGCAAGCACCTGGGTCATCGGCAATGAAGTGGTGGGCGTTGGTGAATGGACGCGCGATGTTGCGGAAGCCAACCGATGGACAGGCTCTCATCTATTACGCCGGCTGAAGGGTACGGATGCTGCCAGCGCCACGCACGTCGACCACGAGCGAATTGTATTGTTGAACTCTGCCGTTCGGTTCGTGGAGATGGAGGAAAGTGAGCGCGGCATTGAGCGGATTTGGAAAGTCCAAACAGTCGGGCAGCGGCTTGAAGATTGCGCTGAGATAGCAGTCATTTGGAATGGAGCCAGTATTGTTGAAAGTGAATTCGAGGCCCATGTACCGGCACTGACTGGGCCGCCAACCATTCACAAAGATGATGCGTCGGCATCCTGGGTCATCTATACGCCGAAGCCCGGCCTCTACGGCGTAACGGTTTCCGACCTCCAGCTTTTCATGTATAGCGACTCAGGCGGGGAGACTTTGGTGAAGGGAAATATTCCGGGATCAACGTCCGGCCGGACATTGCTTTCGCAGACTTCGGCCAATTGCTACTTCCGCTATCGTTGGCGCAATCACTCTCAGGAGGATATCGGCAACGGCCGTGGCTGGTCTGATCTGTCTGATGTCTCCACGGTTGCTTATGGCACTGCCAGCGGTCCGCAGAACCCTTTAGACAGCGGAGAGGACCCGATTGATATCGATCCCTTCGACGGCGCCGGCGGACGCCGCGGCTGCTTCGTTGCCGGAACGCTGGTAAGAACGCCCACGGGCCCGCAAGCGATTGAAACCTTTATTGAAGGCGCGCCAATCATGGTTCTTGATTTGACGCTGAATCAGTTAGTGAAAACGGTTGTTACTCGTGTTGAAGTCCATAACACGAAGATTACCCAGCTGCTGCAAACAGACGGCGGCCGGACAGCCCGGCTCAGTTACGAACAGCCGCTTTATATCGGCGCGCGCCTCTTTGTTCCTACACAGAGATTAGTGCCAGGCAGGCGGTTGATGGTTCTGGGAGATGGTGATGCGCTCGTGGCCGATCCCATTGCCTCACTGGACCAACCGCAGGCGCACAAGGTTTACCATTTGCACGTTGAGCATGAAGATCACAACTACGTTTTGGAGAATGGGATTGTGGCTCACAATGTGAAGCCTGAGCCTATATAAGTTACCGGGATGTGCTCGCTGCAATGTAGGCCTGCTCAAGAATCGATTCAAAGCAGAACGTGCAACAGCCTGGCGCGTACCAGGAACAGGGCAGATACCCTCCGATGACCGGCCTACCGCAAGGCACTTCTTCAGTGCAGCCGCAAAGGAAACACACATCTGATTGACAGCCGGGGCATTTGCCAGCCGCGCGCCGATGATCCGGAGTGAGGTTGATCGTGAAATTGCAGCCGCGGCACCGCTCGGCGACTTTCAGATTTGGCACTAAGGCGCGGAGGTTGACTTGAGCAGCGGGATCTATTGGTTTCACGCCGCTTTCTCCTGACGCCTTGGTTTAGGAGTCTTAACAATGCTCTGAAGCGCAGCCTTGCATAGCGCCTTAGCGAGCTCGCCCGCCCACGCGTTGCCGATTTGCTTCACCACATTTTCTTGGGTGCCTGTGAACTCATAGTCATCAGGAAATGACATCGCTCGTGCCAGTTCACGCGAACGCAACATGCGGAAGAGAATAACCAGAACGAAACCATCAATAACTGGAGCTTCAATTCTCGGTCCTTTGAATTTGACCATTGAGCCATTCGAAGCTTTGACTATCTGAGTATCCACAAATCCCAAACGGTTTGCCCCTGTTACAGTCGGCACCGGCTCATCTACGGACTTCGCAATGTTGTTCGTATTGTTCGCTATCACAAACGGATCTATTACCGCCATGTGATTGCTTCCGGTGAGGGTCGGCAAAGGCTCGTCAACACTATGGGGCGCGGAATTGCTTCGCTGTGGCGAAATGAACGTCTCAGCCAGGGCCATGTGGTCGCGGGTAAGCACGGTGTTAAGAGGTTGACTTACTGGCCGCGCGCCCACTTCGGGGCCACCCGCGGAGAGAATGAGAGGTTCGACTAACGCTTTGTGGTTTTCAGTCAGTACGGTTGTCAGTGGCTCATCAACGCTGTTCGCATTACGCCCCTGGCCAGTCGGACCGCCTGCCTCAATAATTATTGGCTCGACCAAAGCATGACGTTCCTTTGCGGTCAGCGTATCCAACGGCTCGTCAACAGACTGAGCGCCAGTGGCGGTGCCGTAGTATTTGATTAGGGAAGGCTCTGCGAGGCCGAAGCAGCGGCCCCCTGTTCCGGTTATCGTGCGCAGGGGTTGGTCGACAGAATCAATGCGCGGTTCCTCATCATCGAAGCGGCTCTGGGGAACTATGAATGGTTCCGCCACAGCAAATTTCCCATTGCCGGTTGCTGGAATCGTGGGAACGGGCTCATCAACGCTGTGGCTGCGCGGTTCCTGGCCCTCGCCTTCACTGTAAAACGGAATCAGGACCGGCTCAGCGATCGCAAAGCGATTTGAGCCTGGCACGACGCCCAATGGCTGATCTGGCGAATAAGCTCCTAACCCTCGGCGAGTTGTGCTGCCCTCACCCTCCCCAAAGCCAGCATCAACTATGACGGCGTCATTTCCATTTGCCTTTTGCAGTTCGGGTGCTACCAACGAGATGGCGCCGCCAGTGGCCACGGTCGGCAGTGGGTCTTGAACAGAACGCGGAGCACCGCCCGATTGCTGTTGAAGTACAAAGGCCTCCGCAACTCCAAGCTCGCCGCGGTGAGCGCCGGTAATAGTCGGGACAGGACCATCAACAGCATGTGGTTTGCGGTCGCCGTCGTGCGTCGTGTGAACCAAGCAAGCCTCGGCAACTCCAAATGCTCCGCCTTTGGCCGTGGTGACGGTCGGCAAAGGCTGTTCCGGATCTAGTTCGCGACCTCCATGTTCCATCGCCACCAACGTTGCATCGACCAGCCCGTGATGCTTACCCGCCCCCACGACCGTCGATAAAGGCTTGTTCACCGACATCGCTGTGACGTTGTTGCGCAGAACGATTAAGAAGGGCTCAAGCGCAGTTCCCACCGCGCTCTCAAGTGCCTGCTCACGCAGAAACATGTCAGCCATTCGCGCGACTCGGCACATTAGGAAGAAACACAACAGGACTGCCATCCCAGGCGAGTTAGGAAGTGCCCATGCAATCAACTCCGAGTAATTCCAGATTTCCTCCGCTGCGTAGGCGCGTGTGCAGTTGATTCGAAGCTGCGCTAAGAATGGTTTGAGTCTTGGCCCGCCAAACTTTTCCAGGCCGGCGATGATGCGCAACATTGTGGCGGGACGCAGAGGTTTTGGCCGCTCGAAAATGTTCTTGCCCTTGACGGTCCAGTCAATCACCTTATCGCGAGCGGTAGTCCATTCGGCAACGGGACCTGCGCCAGTAAGAAAAGCGCGCTTAGCATGACTCTGACTGGGCCACGGAATTGACGAACTGTTTCGCATGGCAAACAGAAACAGACGGTTTCGCGTGGTTGCATCACCATAGTTAGCTGAGTTCAACTTTCTGAATTCAACGCGGCTATATCCGAGAGAGCGAATAGCCTGAAGGTAAGCTTGAAACGTTTCACCCTTCTTGCTCTTCAACGGTTTGAAATTGGCACCGCATGGGCCCCACATTTCCCACTCCGGTACGTTCTCAATCAGTAGTACATCGATATAGAGTTCCTGCGCCCATTTAAGAATATGCCAGGCACTCGCGCGGGATTGCGGGTTAACCGGACGCCCACCGCGCGCAGTTGAAAAGTGGGTACACTCCGGGCCCGCAAGTAAGATATCCAGGCGTCCGGTATTCTTAAACACCTTCCCCGTTCGTTTATCGACAAATTCCTTTTGCAACGGATCAACCGCTGCGATCGATTCACATAAGTGAACTACGTTGGGATGGTTCACACTATGCGTATCGACAGCGACCGGCCAATGATTGATGGCCAGCAAGTCCAACTCAAGCCCGAGCTCGCGGCAAGCGCGAACAAGGCCCGTTGAGGCGCCACCAGCGCCGGCGAACAAATCGACTGCGCGAATAATTCTCTTTTTAGGCATTCTTTGGTGTTTTCTTTTTCTTGCTCGTTTTACATTCAGGGCACGTTGCAAACTCAAATTCAGCGTCATTCACGTCCGTACATTCAAACCGCTGGCCGCAGCGGTCGCAGAGATGCGCATGGCTTTCGCCTGTGGTAGATTTTTCTGGCATTCCATTAGGTCCTTTGAAACGGGTTGATGGGATGTTAGCCCGGTAGGTGTTGGCGCACCTGCCGGGCCCTTAAATTTGTCATTCCGTCACTTCTAACAAAAAGACTTCCTCAGAGATTTCGGTTCCTGGGTGCGCCTTGGCAGTAGCCTTCGCACAAGACTCACATTGGTTGGCGCAGTAATAGCCGCGCGGCCGTTCCTTCGTAACTCCTACCGCAACGTGGTGTGTCGTTGGTTCTTCACAGGCCCCACTTCCATTCTTGATCCGCGGACAGAACCGCTTATGTGAACTGATAAAGCCGGAAGCTCTGTTGACTTGAAGAATGCAGTTCATCTACATGTCACCCGAAATATTGATTGGCACGTCCTCCTGCTTTTGGAGGTCAACGTGATAGCCATAACGAGCGGCTTCTTTCCCCATGTGCGCAGCCAGAGTTGGCAGATGGAGTGGTTTCTTTAGATTGCCGTCTGCGTAAGCAATTACACCGAGCATTTGCATGGCGACGGCGGGATGCAACCCGAGCGCGTTGATCATTTCAATAACAAAGTTCTCAACATCGTCTTTCTTCACTGCCAACGGGATGGATACCTGTTCGTCGTCCTGTAGCGCTCCTGTGCGCTTTATTATTTGGGCGAAGTCACCGGCGACCGCATCAACGCACGCCCGGAACTTGTCTGGGAAATCCTCAGTTAGTGGCTGTGCATAGTCGCCGCCGCAATATCTAATCCACGCGAACATTAGTAATGCCGATTCGCGCGGGAACTTGTTTTGGTCAGCCGTCATGACAACAGCATCTGCGATAGTCCCTGAAATCATTGAATGCTCCCTCAGCGTTTTTCTTAGCCGTTACGCAGCTTCCCCATCCTCGATAACAACCGAAACCTCTTTGCCGCTGGCGACACGCTCCAGCCACACTTGCGCACCGTGCTCAGCCGCCATGTGGCTCAGCAACGCAAGGTTGTCATCGTCCAGAAGCGAACCATCACGAATCAGAAGGACCTTCAGCCGCGGGTTCATGGCCATACCCATGCCGACGCTCACCCGCAATTGTTCGGCGGCTGATGCCTGCTTAAACGGAAGGTCGTTGAGAAGTACGCCGGATTCAGAGAATGAAAGGGCAGGCACTGGAAATTTAGCGGTGGCCAGGCGCGCTTGTTTCTCCAGTTCGATTGCCTCAAGTCGTTCAGTGATGTTGTCAGCCTCTTCGCTCTTTGCCTGAATGAGTTTTGCCAGTTCCTGGCGGCGCTGATTCTCACGCACCTTCTGATTGACCGTTTCGACTTGCTGAATGCTGGAGAGGATTGGCGCCGTGTCCTGAAGTTTTAGCTCGGCAGCTTCTGTCTCCCTTTGCGCAACCAATTCTTCGCGCGCCTGAAGTGCGGCCCTCAGTTCTTCTTTACGTTTTGCCAGCGCTTCGAACTGCCGTTGCAGGTCGGCGATTTGGCTGTTCACTTGGTCAATCTCTAACTCAATGGTTTGCATTCCTCGCCGAGCGTCATACAGATTGCGTCCAACGGCTTCAACTCGTTTGTTGTGATCTTCAGCCTGGCGCAGTTCAGTTAGCAGAGCATCGACTGACACCGGTTCTTCCGGCGTTTCAGCGTGGGTGGGCGGCAGTCCGGCGAGCTCACCTTCCAACTGCTTCACTTCCCTGTTGATAACCTTACGTTCCTCGAAAGCCTCGGAGTGCTGAACCTCGAGATCATCGAACGACACGCCTACAACCTTCTTGAGGGTTTCCAACTGCTCATCCGGCTTCATCGTCACGAATGCCAGAGGGTCAAACGAAAGATCACCGACCAGCTTGTCCAGGATGGCTTGCGGCGAGGGATACTTGGCACCGTCCTTCGACATCACCGCCAATGTGCTGCCGGATGCGGTGAAGCGTCGCTCAACAATGAGCTCGCCCAGGTCAACGCGTACCCGACCGGATTTCTGGCCATTGCGAATTGGCTTGTCAGGAATGAGCGACTTGCCGCCGAGCGCGTAGGCGATAGAATCGAGCACCGACGTCTTGCCGGCGCCGTTACCACCTTCGAGCCTGACTGATTTTCCATCTGCGCGAATCGTGATCGCGGTCAGGCGCTTAATGTTCTCTGCGGTCAGTTCAACTATGCGCAGGCTGGTGTCTGCGGTTTCAGGGTTGGGTGTGCTCATTTAATTCTCCAGTAACAGGGCAAGGGCAAAAAACCCTCCCGCGAACAGAACGAAAGCAAAAAGGAATTTCAGGAAGTCGAGTAAGAATCTCATCGTTCAAATCCGTTCAATCCGTGGGAAGCGGCTCGTTGGTGAACAGCGGACGAAACCAAGCCTGCGGACATGTTTCATCTATGTATCCCAACGCGTGATGCTTAACTGAGAACCATGCGACGTTTAGCAATGGGGGGGGGTATCCAGAGGCGTCATCATTCCAGCGCCCTTGCATTGCTTCATTTTCCGGCGCAGCTTTTACGCGCTCCATAACCGCATCGATTTGTGCGTCAAACAGGCCGGAGTTAAACAGGCGGTCGCGCATTTCTTTCTCAATCGTTATTAGCTTTGAGCCTCCAACTCCGGATAAAGTCCGCTCAGAAAGTGTTCCTCAAACTGCCGCGCCGTCTCAGGTAGCGCGACGCCATATCGCAGTGAGCCGGGACACAAATCAGTGGCGAGCCTTCGCGCGGCAGGCCCGGGATCCATCAAGCACAGCGGCGGTACCGTTCCGTCGTCGACATAAATCTCGGTAGCCAGTTCGCGCGCGAGTTCAACCGCAAAAGCCGCGTCTGCGACCATGAAGTAGTAAACATCGTCGCCGGCGTCATAGATTTGAGAACCAATTGCGTGGGCTAAGGGCGAGAAGCCTCGCTGATCACGGATCGCAAGTGAGCCTTTCGGCCATTCCGTCAACGGGGCGCACTCGGGACAATCTTCCATCGGCGGTCGGCCATCGTCAGAATCCTTGGCCGTGCTGCTAATCCATGTTTGAGTGCATGAATCACAGCGCCGACAGACACAATCAAACTGCTCGTTGGGCTCGCTTCCACACCAGACACACAGACCAGCATCCTGCCAGCGGCGCATCTGGTCGGCAGTCGGGTCAACATATCGCGTCAGGGCCGAACGGATGATGTCCGCCGTAACCAGCGAATCACGCTTGATGGTTTCAAGCTCAGCCTCGCCCTGGAATTTCCGCTCAAAGCCAATTGCGTGCGCGCCCAACTTCCCTTTCATTTCAGCGAAGCTGTAACCATTCGAACGGAAGTGGTTGTAATTGAATTGATCAACTGACTGCGGTTCATGAAACCCGCCGTGACCCACGGGCCGGCAACAACGGCGAACGATGTCGTCCGGGCAAAGTGTCCGCTCATTGCAGAGCGTTGTGAGTTCACCTGTCTCAGCGATAGCTGTGCTCATAGAGAATCCTTCCCCAAAAGTCGGCGGTAGCGCGCCGCTTTAGTTAACCTCTTCAAATTCGGCAGCGTCGTTCAGGCGGTACCAAACGTTGGCCTTCAATTTGCCGTCGGTTCCGTCACCGGAACCGACTTCCCGAACCCTCATTTCGTATCTTTGTGCTTTCTCATTCCACCAGCCCAATGCGATGCAACCGTACTCACCCGCCTGAGCCTTGCCGTTACTGCCGGTCACGACCGCCGCAGAAGCTTTTCCGGTGGCTGATGACGCCGAACTGTCTCCGGTGGCTGATGACGCCGAACTGTCTCCGGTGGCTGATGACGCCGAACTGTCTCCGGTGGCTGATGACGCCGAAC